GCAGAATTAGAGAATGGAGAGAAAGTCCTTATAGATTTATCAAGTCTAAAGAAGTAAGGGATGATGACGGCTTTATTACTGATTATACTTGGTGGTATGATGAGAGAGATGGTATTCACTTCTTTATGTTTGGAGATAGAGATATTTATAGACCAAATAGAGATTATGCTGACTGGGAATGTGATTCCTATGAGGAAGCAGAAGAGTGGTTTTACAACTACGGTACGGAAGAGTATATTGATGATAGGTTTGATGAAGATTATAAGAGAGGTTTAATCAATTACTATAAAATAATTTATGGCGAAGGTAAGCCGGGAGAAAAAGAAGAGATTGTAAAGGGAGAATATCGAGATGTCGTACGCACCGCTGCAAGACGTGCCAATGGTTGGGGCTATGACATTGTCAAAATGGATGTTAATGAATCTCTTAAAGAAGACAGAGATAATAAGTTTTGGGCTATATTATGCACAGACAAAGAAACTGGCAAGCAGTATTATGATGATGTATTTGACAATAAGGAATATGCACATTATTATGCCGCATTAAATAGGAGAGATTATCCGCATTATGGCTATGGAGATTTCACTTTTAGTGTTGTACCAATGAGCGAGGATGAATACAATCGAGATGTGCTTGCTTCCCAGCGTGAATTGCGCAAATTAATTTTGCAAAGAAGTAAAGATAGGAAAAGTAGGTCTCTTAGAGATGTTGTCAACAGGGCAGTGGAGAGATTGGACAAAGACTCCTCATTGGATGACATTAAATACACGATTGTTGATGAATTAGATGACGCATTTGATAATTGGAGCGAAAAGGATTATTCAAATGTTTTTGACGACGTTATTACTGCTATTAATGGTCATAATGGGCCGTTTATTGAGCCAATCAATAAATAAGTCATTTAGAACAAACAAGTGGAGGACGAGAAAATGAATTTTAAGTTTAATAGAAAGCCCCTTAAAGAAAACACTGAAGATACCAACATAATTAAAGTGTTACCTACTCGCGAATATAAGCAAAAACTTTTAGGCGAACTTGAGAAAAGACTTGGGTATGCACCCAATGACAGCGTTTTTTCAACGATTAGAGAATGGGATAAGTACCACAAGGAATATGGTTGGACGCCTCGACAGTATGCTGAATGGGCAGAGCCAGAGGAAGAATTAAGGGGATATGTGAGAGAACTTATTTATGCTTATGAAGATATTTTGGAACATTGGAATAATATAATGGGTGAATCTCTTAAAGAAGACATCTCTGATTATGAAATTGATAAAGTCTACAAAAAGTTAAGCAAATTAAATAAGGTTGACTTTGGTGCTCTTGAAGATGAGTATTTAGAGACAAAGCCATCTGTTAAAGATGCCGTTTATAAATTTTATGGCACTATTCTTAATACTAAGAAATATTGCAAAGATTTTGTGCAGTGGGCAAAAGAAGAAAAGGGCATTGATTTAAAAGGACTTCCCTGTAAAGAGTCTTATCTTAGGGAAGACAATTATAAAAGGTTTAAGCGCAAAGAGTTTAACATTATTGGCTATTTGAAAGACTTGTTATCTATTGGGCAGTACGGCAGAATGTACAATACGTCTCTTACTCAAGATGACGATACTCATTTTAGCATAGTTATTAGGTATCCTAATTCTGGAGAAGTTGCTAAAAAGTATGAGGCGGTTGCTCCAAAATTAAAGAGCATTGGTGCTAAAAATCTTTCTAAAGAAGGCAGTAAATATACTTCAAATGGGTACATTAAATTCGTACTTCCTCTTGCCGTTCAAGAAAATATTATTGCAGAGTTAAATGACGCCGAAAACAAGAGAGAGATGGATTATGCATCGTCTATAAATGGTGTTGACCTATCAACATACGAACCCTCTGACAAAGTTCTCGGCAAGCTTAGAGAATATAGAGACAGGGGCTCTAAGATTAATGTAAATGCCATCAAAGACTTGTCGAAAGTATTGACATATTTATACGGTTCGATTATGCTTGATATGCCCACCAACGACCTCGAATATAGAGCAATGGATTTGGGAGCGAGCAAGAACATAATTAATGCTATATTCGAAAAAGCCGACAAGCAAGAGGTTGATGCGAGAAGTAGTATTGAGCAAGAGAAAAATCTCCCAGCTTCTAACTTATTCACATTTGAAGATAAGCATTGTTGGTTGCCTAAAAAGATATTCCAGTATTTTATAGATAATAATATACCCGTCCATTTCGGTAAGAGAACAAGCGGAGACCATTACGACCATAATGGAGCTCAATGGACTGAGATAGAGCATTTGACGTTGTTCCCGGGTACTGGCAAAGAAATCAATTACGATATTGCAGTACATACAAGCGAAGGTGGCGGCAACAATAGGTACACTGGCAACAATACTGCAACTAGGACTAGCATTAATGACGTTATTGCCGATATAGAAGATATGGTTGATAGAAGGAGATAATTAATTATGATTAATATACACAATCTCGCTGGAAGAATAGCCAGCCTTTATTATGACTATGATTATTATGATTTTAACGATAGCCTTGAAGTTGGAGAGACAATGGAAGATGCTATTTTTAAAATTGAAAGAGTCCTTTTTGAAAAAGGTGGAGTAGACAGCTACATTGATTTTATGGATGAAATCATAGACAATATTGAGTGGGAGAGAACAGAAGACCCATCAGACCTAGACTATGGAGAGGATATGCTCAATAGAGCAATGGATATTCGTGATGATTTGTATAGCCTTAAATCTAGTAGGCGCAACACCAATGAATCTTGCAAGAGAAGAATTAGAGAGGACGCGGAGAAAACCATTTTTAAAAATGATGAATATATAATTAAGCAGTCCCCCATTTCTGTTAGGGTGTTAAAATATAAAACCAAAATATTGGATGGAGTCCCAGATACGGATTATCATCTTGTGTTAGAAGTAAATAAATTTGGCGCACGTGATAGTTTGGGCAGAAGTTATACTTTAAGGGCTGGAGATGACCCAATTTCTTTCGCAAAAAGATGGATTGGGGTCAAAGATATTAGGTAATGAAGTTTATTTGTTTGGAGGAGAATGATAATGAAAGAATTGTTTAAGGTAAAATTTAATGGTCACACTTATGCTGGCTACGGGTATATTAAAAGCACAAAAACTGCTACTACTGAAATTGTAGAGATTGATGAGGATGTCTTTGATACTATTTCTGTTGGCAAGGATAAGTGGTATAATAGACCTTGGTATAAGTTCCAATTTGCCAATGCGCTCGAAGATGCTGTGATTAAATGGTTTGGCAAACAAGCATCAGAAAAAATTCATAGGGCGGTTAATGACAGCAGTGACTGCCAAGAGGCTATGGATAAGTTTATTAGTAGCCTTAATGTGAGAGAATCTTATAAGAGAAGAATTAGAGAAGCAAGAGAGAAGCACATTAAAGATTTAACAGATGAAGAACTCGTTGCTCTTCGCAAGGAAATCACATTGGGTAGTTGTTTCTATAGAGATTATGATAATTCTTTTGGTATTGATGAGCACGAAGTGTGTGACTTCTTCGATGGTTTTCTTGATGATGCAGAAGACAGATTTAAGGAAGAGTTTGGCAGATATCCAGAAGATGCAGTGGAACTTTATGACTATTGTGATAATGACGATGCCTTGCTTACTTATGCAAATGATATGATAGAATGGTAAAAAACCTATTGACAAATGAATTAAGTTAATGTATAATAGTATTGCCTCATTATGAGGCAATACTAAATGCTTGGAGGTAATTATTATGGGAGCAAGTAATTTTTGGACAATGGACAATTTCCCATTGTTAGTTTTTAAAGAATATAATGCAGTGTATGATGAGGCAATTGAGTCATTAAGAGATACTATGGGCGAAGATGCAGATGAGTGGTCTTCTCCTACTGCTTTTGAAGCGGCTTTTAAGAGAGCGGCTGATGGTATTTGTGTTCTTGACGAATCAGAAGTAGAAGAGTTAGAAACTCTTTGCGAAGACTTCAACGATGAAATGAATGATGATGACAGACACGACCCTTATGAAGAAACAGATTGTGATGTCCAAATCAAATGGGGCTATTATGAAGGCGGACAACTTTGGGTAGATGATGAGAAACACCTTGCTGATTGGCAGATTAAAGAGATTAATAGTTTTCTCAGAGAAATGAAGAAAGAGTTTGGTCTTACTCAGCTTGGTGTATCTTGGAGAGCCAATAATGGGGAAACTGGGTATTCTGTTGTTAAAGAAAATTATCGCAAAAGGAAATAAAAAGTGCTTGACAAGTAAATCAAATTGATGTATAATATAATCGTTCCCCAACAGTGGGCAAGTATTATATTATAAGGAGACAAATACAATGGGGAAAAGAAGAACAGCTGAGGATTTTGGAGATAATGAATGGTGTGGTCACTATGAGTGCGAAATCGCCTACAATGAATTGCCAGATGCCATTGGTGCTTGTGATGAGAATGATAATGACTGGCGTGCCAATTTGAAAGTGCTCAAAGTGCTTCGCAAATGTTATAAAGAGCTACTTCAAAATGGGGTTATTGGTAGGGATGAGTTTAACACAATGGTAACTGCAAGACTTGATGATGTCATTAAGAAAGCCAAACGCGGTAATATTACAGCAGACAATGTAGATGACCAACTTGAATTGTTTTATCGGTTTTGTGATGATAGAGATATTATCTATGATTAATATTAAGTAATTTTGTATAATGTTAATTAAATTAATGTACAATATGCTTGCCCCCCAATAAGAGGGGCAAATATTGGAAGAATGGAGCATAAAAACAATGTTAAAGAGTGAGTTTGAGGCAATAGCAGGATATAGAGTAAGTGATGCAGATTATTATGGCATTATTGAGCCTATGTATGGTGCAACAGATTTGAATAAAGTAGACTTTATAAACTGCCTTAATAGAAAGAGATTTGAAATCAAAGTCACAAGCCCAAGGACTATCATCAAAACTATGAGAGGCATTGCTCAAGACATTTTTGAATATTGTGGTCAAAGGTCATTTAATAAAGAAGAAGAAGAACTTGATAGACTTGCCAGAAAACTTGCCAAAGAGCAATATGGAGTTGACTTGTCCGATAATAGGGACTACATCTATTTTAATAAGGGCTATGCTTATTATGGTGTTCCTCAAGATAGAGGATGCACTTACCCAAAGGAGTTGGTAATTGGCAGGGGCAACAATGAGTTCGCAAGAATTACTCTGGTCGAGGAGGATTAAAATGAAAAAGAGGGAAATGAAAATTAATGAGGGCGGCTTGTCAAGAATTTGGCAACACACTAGAGGTGATAATACATTCGCCATTATTGGCAGTCAAGACAAAGATACCAAAGAGGATAGAAGCGAAGAGCTTATTGGCAAAGTGTCAAAATTAGTTCGCCAGAGAGATAATAACATTGGTTATAAACCTCTTTGGGGGAGATATGAGTATGAGGACGGCACAATTGGTGAAGAGTTGTCTTTAATTATTTTTAATATTAGTAAGAAGAAAGCATTAGAGATAGCCAAGGACATCAATCAAGAGAGTATTATTTGGAAGGATGTGGGCTTTTTCGGTTTCTTAACTCCAGATGGCGTAGAAGATGGTGTATTTTCGTATAATCCGCGCAATATGAATTTCAGTGATGAGGACATTAAATTGTTTGGTAGCAGACTTGCCAAACATAAAAATAAAAATCAATTAAGATGGTTTAAGTTTGTTGTGGAAGAATATAAACCAATGGGTAGAAGAAATGCTGTAAGAAATATGGCTACTAGACCCAAGAGAGAAAGAGAGGAATTGTTTTCCATAACAGAATCTTATAAGGGCGGAGATACAATTGAGTACAAAGGCGTTATGATAGAGTATTTCCCTTACACCATAGAATATGGAGACAGTGAACAAAATGTTGAAGGGTGGGTAATAAAGAGCCCCTATTACTTGCAGAGCAATCCCAATAAGCCCAGATATTATCTCCCACTATATTGTGAAGATGAGGATGGGGAAGAGGTAAATTTTGAGACTCTTGATGATGCTAAAGATTATATTGACGAATATATTGTCGCCAAAAGAGGTAAGATAAGAATTAAGCACGGAGATGAAATTCATTACGAAATTCTTTAAAAACCTCTTGACAAACATTTTTAAAAGTAGTATAATGGGTGTGTACTTGAAAAGAGTACACACCTAATTTTTATCTAAGAGGAAGGAAGCAAAATGGAACAGAAGTATCACATCAGTTTTATATACAGGGATGCTGATAGTCGTGGTGTATGGAATATTCAGCAGTGCACACTGTATGCCGACAGTGAGCGTGAAGCGTCAGCCAAGTGTGTAAAATTGTACGGGCTTGGCGTTGATTGCGATTATGAAATAGTTTTGGTTGAAAAGGTAGGAGGCTAAATAGGAGGCTAAAGATGAACACATTAAAAATCATTCTGGCTATTCTTGTAATGGGAGCAATAATTACTACTGTAACACTTGGTATCTGCACCATTATTGCTTCTGTAAGGTTCTTTAAGAACAAAGAGTATATTGAGGGTTGTCTTGCACTATCTACCACTGCCATACTTGGCTTAATGGTAGTTATGGAAGTTCTTTATTGGCTTCCATAATTGTTGACAATGTGCTGTTTTTTAAGATATAATATATATACAATTAAATTTTACCTGAGGAGGTTTTTAATATGTCAATGAGAGATTATTGCCACAAAGTACTCAAGCTGGACAAGTTTGAAATTGATGAGTTAAGTTCAGATGAAGAGCGTGAATGCTATGATGTTTATTTTAAAGGAGCATTAGAACTTGTTCCCGACGAAGATGATGTAATGGATTGCACAGATTGCAAGATTGATGACCTTTGTGTAAGAGTAGCAGTATACAGAGAAGACCCCACCTGTCTAATGGTTGATGAAATAGATGGCGAAGCTTATCTCGGCCCTCTGTGCAGTGAAGATGAATACTACCCCTATGAAATAGACGGCAGTGTAAGTGCCTATATGGATGAAGAAATTGAATGTCATAAATCTATTATAGGAGATAAAGAAACAATAGCCTATCATTGCATTGATATGATAGCAAAATACTGGGATGACCTTATCATAGACTTATATGAAAGAGGAGAAGTAACCGAGTTATCAGTGTATGAGGTATTTGGAGATGATTAAAGAAAAATTCAATTGAGCTCAATTAAATTGGGCACAATTAAATTAGATAGAAAAAAATAAAAAGAAAAATGATAGGGGGTAAAATTAATCAACAAGGAGCATTGTATAAGATGGATGAGAAGTTAGCATTTGAAATTGTTTTAAGCAAGCTCAAAGAAAACTCAATGCTGTGTGGCAATTATAATGCTACAAATGGCAGTAGTCAATTTATGTATGGCATATGTACAGTAATGGAAATCATAGCCTATAATATTGATGCAGATGCAGGAGATGAAATGTCTAAACTCTTTATGGACAATATGGCTAGAAGTAAAGAGATAGCATAGAAGTTAAAGGAAAAAGAATAACTATGGCAAGAAAAAAGAAAGAAGAATCAAAGACTACCCAATTGATTGTCGAGAAGCCTCGTACAATTGCTATTAGTTGGAAAGAAATTTCACAGTTTCTTCCACCAGAAGAAAACTTTTACATCGCAACTTGGTATGGCAAGGATGATGAGATTATCAAGAGGGGATATTTCAAAGATAGAATGACTGCTGAAAACAAAAGACTTGACTGGATAGTAGAGAGTGTTAACAATGGTGATAAAGTCACCTCTCATACTAATGCAGTCATTACTACAAAAGAGTGTAAGTTCACAATAGAATTGGCGGGGAAAGAATGAATTATTATATAAGTGATTTACATATAGGACACGAGAATGTTATCTACTTTGATGACAGACCATTTAAGGATATAGACGAAATGTTCAATGAGTTAGTTGACAGATGGAATAATGTGGTGACTAACAAGGACACAGTTTATATCCTTGGTGACTTCATATGGTACAAAGAGAATATGTGGGAAGATGTTGTCAAGCAGTTTAATGGTCACAAGGTTTTAGTCAAGGGCAATCACGATGTCAAGAGTATGAGTAGTGGCACAAGAAAACTCTTCGATAATGTTGTAGACTATTGCGAGACAAAAGATAATGGCAGAAGAGTCATTATGTCTCATTATCCTATTCTCTTTTACAGAGCAGATTACAACCCAAATGTCTATATGCTCTATGGTCACGTCCACAACACAAAGGAGATGGATTACTTACAGCAGTTTAGAAAGATACTGGTGGACAATATAATGACTACATCTTCTCCTCTTGCACAAATACTCCACGTTGGATGTATGGAAGAATATATGAACTACACACCTCGTACACTAGATGAAATTATAGAGGGGGACAAGAAAAAATATTTATTGCAAGGAGAAAAACAAAATGGAATTGACTATCAAACTGAATAAGGATTTTGAAAGAACACTAGATGCTTTAAGAATTAAATATGGCGAAGACTTTGAATTTATAAATGGTATTCACCCAACACAAATAGATAACGTAGAATTTTTAGAGAAGTTTAGAAACACAAAGACTCTTGCAGATGCAACCATTGACCCCAATGCCAATGCCAACCATAAAGACATTAGAAGTTATATGACAGAGAAAGGCAAGAGTGAAGATAAACTTATTGCTCTTGAAGCAATCTTTGTTAAGATTAAAAAGCAGTGGGGCTTAAAGGTCGCAAAGGAATGGTTGGAAGAAGAGTTTAGCAAGGGTTTCTATCTGAATGATAGTGCCACAGCAAGGTATTATTCGTATTGCTGGGCTAACGATTTAACAAGACTGGCAACAGAGGGACTGTTCTTCTTGCCCAACTATAACAATCAAGCGCCGAAGCATTTGTCCACATTCCTTGATGATGTAATTGAGTTTATTTCTTTTTTATCAAATAGACAAAGCGGAGCAGTTGGACTTCCTAACTTAATAGTGTGGGCTTGGTGGTTCTGGAAGAAAGATTGTGAGTCTGGTCATTATATGAAGAGCCCAGACTATTATTTGAGGCAGTCATTCCAAAAGATTATATACAGACTTAATCAGCCCTTCATTAGAATAGACCAAACTGCATTTACCAATGTGTCTATTTTTGATGGGCCGTATCTTGAAAACCTTTTCGGTGGAGTAGTATTCCCCGATGGCACTTTTGCCATTGAGCATATAGATGAAATAAAAGAATGTCAAAAAGTCTTTATGGAAGTAGTTAGTGAAACAAGGGAAGAGGCTATGTTCACATTCCCAGTTTTGACCTACTCCCTCTTCTACAAAGATGGACATTTTGAAGATGAAGAGTTTGCAAGATGGGCAAGCAACCACAATATGAAGTGGAGTGATTCTAACTTCTTTATCAGTGATAATATTGGTGTTCTCTCCAACTGTTGTCGCCTTCTCTCCGACACCTCTAAATTAGATGCTTTTATTAACTCTATTGGTGGTACTGCACTTTCTATTGGTTCTTGCAGAGTATCTACAATTAACCTTGTTAGAATTGCTTATCAAAGTAAAGGCAACAAAAAGAAGTATATTGACTTGCTCAAAAAGAAAGTATTGCTTGATTGCAAGGCACTCACTTCTATGAGACAAATCATCAAAGACAACATTGATGCTGGACTTCTCCCCAACTATCAAGAGGGTGCTGTTGAATTAGACAAACAGTATTGCACCATTGGTATTCTTGGCACTTATGAAGTAATGGACATCTTTGGTCTTATTAGAACAGATGAGTTTGGCAACAAGTACTATACCGAAGAGGCTGATAAGTTTGCTTCTGAAATCCTTGACACAATCAACGAAGTTAAAGACTCTTTCGAATGTGACTTTACATTTAATGTTGAAAGTATTCCGGCCGAAAATTGCGCTGGTGTTATTTGCCAAGCAGACAACCTCTTGTACAACAAAGACAAATACTTCATCTATTCTAACCAGTGGATTCCTCTTATGGAGGGATGCACAATCCAAGAAAAGTGTAGAGTGAGCTCTCTTCTTGATAATAAGTGTGGTGGTGGTTCTATTGCCCACATCAATATTGAGGGCAGATTCCCCAATGAAGAGGTTGCTTGGGATATGCTCAACTATGTTGCAAAGAGCGGAGTAATCTATTCGGCTTTCAACACGAAGATTAATGTTTGTTCTGATAAGCACGCAAGTATTGGCACAAGTGTATGCCCTAAGTGTGGCAAGCCTATTGTTGACCAGTTCACAAGGGTGGTCGGTTTTTACACTCCTGTATCAAGTTATCAAAAGATAAGGAGAAAAGAATTTGATGCAAGAAAGTGGTATAATGTATTAGACAAAGATTTCACTATGATGTAAAGGAGAAAAGATAAATGAAAGTATTAACTGCTGGGTATGAAATTTTAACCCCCATTAGTGAGGGTGGCATTGAGGAGTTAAAGCATATTGAGTTGATTGCAAGAGAGTGCTACAAATCTCTTGACAGGATTACTGATGACGGAGAGAGTGCAAAAAAGTTTGTCAAAGGTCTTATTGATGCTGGGCACGAAGCAATGATAGAACATTCAACGCTCTCTGTTAAGTTTATGGTTGACAGAGGTGTTACGCACGAAATAGTAAGGCACAGAATTGCAAGCTATGCGCAGGAGAGCACAAGATATGTTAATTACTCTAAAGACAAGTATGGTAATGAGATTAAAGTAATTGATATATCTAATGGCATTCATCTTGACAACAAGATGAGCAATCTTAATGCTGACACCATTGCGCAGATTTATGGAGAGTGGTGGAGTGCAATGGAAGATGCAGAGAAGCATTATATGAAAATGATTGAACTTGGTGCTACTCCACAGATAGCAAGAAGTGTTCTCCCCAACTCAACTGCAACAACTTTAACAATGACAGCCAACTATAGAGAGTGGAGAGCATTCTTTAAGTTAAGAACAGCACAAGGAGCACATCCTCAAATGAGAGAAATTGCTTGTGCTCTTTTGGCTGATTTAAAAACAAAACTGCCAATCATTTTCGATGACATAGAATAAGACCTCGCCAGAGCCTTGTATTTGCACGGAAATCGATTCTATGCTATTGGTAGTATAATTTCATTACTCAACACTCAAATCGATTTATGAGCGGTTTAAATGCAAATGAGGGCACATTACTTTTTTAGTAGTTGTGTCCTCATTTTTTCAAAATAATAGTTGACAAAAGGAAAGCATTGTTATATAATATTGGTGACTTGTATGATGAATGCAAGACAACTAATGAGAGGTTAACCACGATGAATGAGATAATTGATGTTGTTGATGATGGCGCATTGCCAGTGCAGTAGGCATAGAAAAGTATTGATGAAGAGATACAAGCAATCTCTGATAGGCTACTTGCAGGAAGCAATAATATGGAAGATGATTTAAGGAGATTAAATTATCTCCAAAGAGTCAAGAACTCATTGCGCTATGCTTCCTTAAATGAACAATATGATAGTGTAGTAAGAGTTGTACTTGATAGGTTCAATAATGACTTCCCTACTTTTACAAATAGAGAGTTATTAGAATATGCTACTCAATTACAACAGATAATGGATAGCACGAGAAAGTCAGCAAATGATGACCTATCGTCCTTGCCATTGATTTTACAAAACAACACTCAAATCAATATCCAGTCAACAGAACTTGATAGGGCAAGCAAGGAAAGGGTGGCAGATGTTGTGAGAGCAATATTAAAGGATTCAGCAAAGGAGAACTAAGTTTATGACGACACACAAAGTAGTCTTCGGACTTATTGATGGAAAAGAAATTATATGCAAAAGCACAAAAGATAATTACAAGACAAAGATAGCAGAAGTGCTGAGGATGATGGAGGCTTATCCCAATAGTTTTATTGACCTAAGTAACTTCTTTGATACCCCAGATAATAATTCTATCTATATTAAAGGCGCATCTACTTCCAGTGTTAGTGAATCAAGTGAGAAAGAGGTGCTTGTGGAATGAGTGACAGCAACAACTTCTTTGATTTAGTAGTCAAGAAAATAGCAGAGATGCAAATCAAGGGCTATACTTGGAGATAGATTGCCGATGACCTTAATGCAGAGTATGGCAAGAATTATGATGAGAGCACCTATCGTAAAAAGTATAATGCCATTGAAAGCAAGGAAGATTTTCTTCAAGGAGATACATTTCTTGAGCTTAGCAAATTAAGAGTTAAGGCAAGAGATGAAAGAACTCAAACCAATGCCAACATTAGGAGATTGAGCAGAGAAGAAACCATTAAGGAAATTGCTCACGACTATGCAAGGCAAATGAATGATAAGAAAATGCTCGAAGTTCCAGAAGCCCCAATCGACACAAGTAGGGGAGAGGGCTGGGCATTGCTCAATATTGGTGATTGGCATTATGGCTTAATCATTGATAACTATTGGAACAAGTATGATGTCTCTATTGCAAAGGATAGAATATCAAGATTAATTGCCCAAGTAAGAGATGATTGTTGGAGACACGGAGTTACACATTTAGTCATTAATGGACTTGGTGATTACATTAGTGGTAACATCCATTTGCCATTAAGACTCAATAGTCAAGAAGATGTTATCTCTCAAGTAATGGATGTATCAGAGGTAATGGCAGAAATGATATCGTTGCTCTCAAAATACTTCTACATTGATTGCTATACTGTTTATGGAAATCACGGCAGAGTGACACCAGATAAAAAAGAATCATTGAGCCTTGAAAACTTTGAGCGCATTATTGAATGGTATTTGATGAGCAGGCTCAAAGACAACCCAAGAGTGAGTATTAATGTCACAACGGATTGTAGTGGAGATATGGTTGTTTATGATGTCAAGGGTTGGCATATTGGCTTGATACACGGAGATAAAGATAAGGTTTCTAAAGCGGCAAGCAATATGACTCTTATGACAAGACAACCTTTTGATTTAATAATTACTGCTCACAAACATCACTTCAATGCAGACGAGACTAATGGCTGTATGGTCATTGCCAACCCATCTTTAATGGGAGTAGATGATTATGCAAAGGATTTAAGAGTAACATCTTATCCTGCTCAAACATTGATTATAGTAGGAGATAAATCTCCAGTTGAATGTATGTATTATATTAGATTAGATTAAGAAAAACAGAGGAGGAAATAATATGAGTAAACTTGTTTTTACCCCAGCTCAAAGAGAAGCAGGACTGTTGACAGACTTCATCAATCTTATTGACAAGATGAATAAGACCGTAGATGAGCATTACGATTTTGGGGCAGAGGGCAATATTCAAATGTGCATTAAGACAGAGGAATTGCTCACCATTGTTGAGTTTGAAGAGGCTTGGGAAGGCGCACACTATGAGTGGCTTGATTGTGAAGATTCAGTCTACACAAGTGTGAAAGTACCGGGCAGAGATGAATGGGTTGAGATGCCAAAGGATGCTGACAAAGAAGAGTTTCTTAAAGACTATCTTGGAACAGATGGCGAAGATGAAGAAGAAGAGGCTGTAACAGACGAAGAGTTTTTTGATAATTTTGGAAAAGAATAATTAAAGTAGTTGACAAGACAAACTCTTTGTTGTATAATACAAAGACACACTCGTTGAGTGTTGTGCACAAGGAGGATGCAATTATGAATAAAAGATATATAGCACACATAACTTTTATACTTATAATTATTCTATGGATAGGGATGGTTGCTCCAAAGCCTACAAAGCCTATGATTATTGTAGAGGAGCGCAAGACCATTATTTTGGGGGACTATACAAAAGTCCCCTACTCAAATCAAAAAGAGCATATTGATTTGAGTGAAATGTTTGATTTTCATACTATAAATGATATAAGATTATTAAGGGAAGAAGAGGCTGAGTGCGACACAACAACATTCCAGTCTAATGAAGAAAGTATTATAGAGGTTGAAACGCCAACTCCCTCTCCTTCTCCTACCCCCTCTCCAACACCAGAGCCTACTCCAACTCCAACTCCACAAAGTGAGTGGAAGCCTTATCTGGCAACAAGTTATAGTGGTCACGGTTGTGGTAATAGAGGAGAGGATTTAAGCAATAGAAAAGTTATTGCTATGTGGCAGAGTGATACAAACTATCTCGCCTACCACACTATGTGTCAAGAATATAAAGATTGGTTTGCCTCCCATAATTGTTATGACTTTGGAGCATTGCCTTATGGCACCAAAGTTGAGATAAGAGTGTGGACTGGAACTGATTACAGATATATGGGAATATATGAAGTGTTAGATGATTCTCCTACAACACAAAGGAATTTGAGTGAAGTTGCAAGAAGTCTTCACAACAATAATACAAAGCCTTTTTACTTTGATTATACTTGGACTAATATAGACTACAAAGGCAACCCTGCAAATGGTGGTACTAAAAGAGGCTATATCACAAATTGGAAGACAGAGTATAACTGGAATGTAAAAGGCTGGGTTGATGTTAAAGAGGCTGGCTGGGGAACAACCATTATTGAAATGAGGGTAGTTAAGTGAAATATAAATTTAGATTAGTCGAGTAGAGTAATGACTCATATAGTATTGTGGCCTATCACGGTAGTAGCCACAAGTTTGACAAGTTTGATATTTCAAAAGTTAATACTGGTCACAATGATGGTGGTATGTGGGGGCCTGGGCTTTATTTTACAGAATCGGAATCATTGGCAAAAGAGTGGAATGATAGTGGCTATATATACAGGGTGCAATTAACATTCCAACATCCTTATATATGTAAAGATGAAAAAGGCAGAGAGAAGTTATTAGAACTCATTTTTGATGAAAGGCAATATGACGGAGATTATAATTACCACGATATGACCAAGTTTTTTGATTTGGGGTACGATAGCATTGTTTCTCTTAATGAGGAGTGGGAGTCAACTGACGGCGAAAGCAAAAGCAAGGAATATCACAACCAATATGTCGCTTTTAAAAATGACCAGATAAAAATATTGTCTTGTGAAAAATATAACAGCGAGGGAGATTAGAAGTGAAATATAAATTTAATACAATGGAATATGCGACCAAGAATAAAAAGTTGTCCTACTATATTCCCAAGGAACATCCTTTGTATGAAGACCTACTCTCTTTAATTAGGACTGAGTATAAATCTGAGACTCATTTATATGAGGCAAGAGCTAACACTGAATATGTAGTAAATGATTTAACTGGCAAACTAATCAAGACTGGGAGAATCAATTTAGTTGGCTATGAATTGCAACACGAAGAAGACATTATTGAGCTTGCGAGAATTATCGGCAATAAGAAATTCGAAACCTCAAGACTGTTATATGTAAAAGATGGCAAGATAGTTGGTCAAGATGCGGTTACGATAGACCTTCCGGCATTGGCATTAACTCATCCAGAAAAAAATGATGATATTGCTTTCGCTAAAATACAACAAAAAGCAGAGAGGGTTGGCGCAGATGGTTATTATATAGTACACAATCATCCATCTGGAGACTCCCACGTAAGCGGAGAAGACATAATGATGTGCCAAAGGTATGCAAAAAATCTTCCCGGCTTTCTTGGGGGCATTGTTATTGGGGACAACAACTTTTCAATGATTCGCATTGATAAAAAGGACTTGTCTCCATCTGTAGAATTTCAGGGAGAGATTTTAGATGATAGGGCTTTGCTAAATGACCCCCAAGGCATAATTTCTTATTTAAAACAATTGAATTATAACGATACAAATTCTTCTCTTGTTATTTATGTAGACACAAAGGGGAAGCTTATTTCTATTCAAAGCATAGCAAATAAAGAGTTTAATGACAAAAATATATTTGCATATATAAATAATGAAAAACATAGAAACGGCGCTATTAGAAGTTTTTTATGTACATTTTCAAAGGATATATATTGGATGACTTGTAAATACGCAGGCAGAGATAATCTTTTTGAAGATGTGTTTTTAGCAAGCGGAAGTTCATATCAGTCTGCAAGAACTGAGCATCACAACCTCAATGTTATGTTTGTTAATGACGCTGCATACAAACCTTATAAATTGTAATGGGGGCTATCAAATGAAATTCAAATTGATTGAAGATGTAGAAATGTCAAATGAATATGACAGTGAGGGCAATCAACTTTCTGTCAAGCAAGCAGAGTTCTTTAAGAATAGCAAGGTAAGAGATTCTTAGGGGAGACTTCTTGTTTGTTACCACGGGACTAACGCAAATTTTAATGTATTCAATAATGGAGACATCGGCTTTCATTTCGGTACAATTAGACAAGCAATTGCCAGAATTAATGATAGAAAATTCAATGATTCCTTCGTAAAAAAATGCTATTTAAATATAGAGAATCCAGCTTGGATGTATGATTTCGGAAATAATAAACCATATTCGATATTCTTTTGGTGGTATATGCAATCTTTTGAAGACGAATACCAAATCTTCGAATTTGATATGACACGCAAAGAATTAAATAAAATAAATAATTTACTATATCAAAAAAATGGTGTAACTCTTGGCTCTACCGGCGACAATTTATTGACTGATATTACAGCAGAAGAATACGATAGCAAGTGCGATTATAATTCCGAAGAATCAAGATTGTTAAGAAGCCTCATAAAAAAAAGACGCTATGATGGCATTATATATTACAATAATTTTGAAGATGTGAGCGCAAATACAAGCATTGGGGAATTATCATATATTGCCTTTGACCCTAATCAAATAAAATCCATCACCAATAAAACTCCTACTAATAGTGATAATATAAATGAGTCTTTAATGATGAAGAGTGGTATGTATGTTTTTGATACAGCCTCTTCGTTAATGAACTTTTTAAGAAATCAAAAGAAAGACATTAGAATATTGTATGATGCCAATCTGGACAAATACTTCGCTTGTGATGGCAATGAGTATATTCATTGGGATATATTGGAGCAAGCACAAAAAGAAGGCTATTACCACGGACTTGTTGATTATCAGTGGGAGTTAGATAATTATCAATATACTGGTGTCAACGGTGGTTGGGATGAAAATGATGAGTACATTGACCCATATTTATATTATATAATCTTTTCCCCAGACAATTCTTTTAAACAGGGAGACGACGATTATGATGAACAATATGATACTTCTATTGGCAGATTCTTAACAAGAGAATGTGATATAGGAGAAATAGATTTATATGATTATATCAAGAGGGAAATAAAATGAGCAACAAATATCAAATACAAAAAGCATATGATAAATTAAGAAGAGCAAAGGACAAAGACATCCTTTCATTGGTAGGGCAAACTGATTGGAAGATTGTCAATGATGTCATTATGAACAGAGCAATGTTTGTTGCCCCTAGTGGAGAAATTGTTGCCGCCAAGTCGAGCAAAGGCACTCACGATAGATTTCCAGAAGACCTCATTTTATATGTTTCCGGGCTTCCCGAAAATGAAGAGCCAACAGACCCATTTTATTTTGAACAAGTCACTTATGATTTATTAAGAGACCTTACAAGGCTTAAAGGTTGGATTAGATTAAATGGTGGCTCTAATGCAGTGGAAGAGAGATGCTATGCTGTTCTTACTGATTGGAATGAAGGCAGACCAACTAATACTCAACTCTATGTTCTTGAAGACTTCATCAATATGGCTTATGATAATAATAGAGAATATGTTATTATATTCTTTGGCGAAGGCGGCATTGACTCCAAGACATTTTATTTTAATCAATATATGCCAGAAGACATTATGAGAATTGTCAAAAGATATTATACTTCTGGCAGGATTTATGAAGGACTTAAAAAGAAGAGGCTGAAAGAAGTATACCCCAATAAAGGAGAGAGCAAAAAAGATTTTATCTCTCGCTTTATGAGTGTTACTAAAAAAGAATATCCAGATATTAAGCAACGTCTTGCAATTGCCAATTCTTATTGGGATAGAAGAGATAAAGTAAATGAGGCTTATGAAGAGCCACCAACGGATTATGGTACTGGCAAAGTAGTGGGCAAAGATATATTTGACAGAAAGACTCATATCTCCTTTTATGATGAGCTTTTAACTAACCCAGAATATATGGCAAAGAAAGAAAATCTTAAGGGAGAGATTGTTATGATGTCTCCTAATGAGTATTATAGAGAGTGTGCTACAAAGATATTTAGAAATACAACTGTCGATTCTTTAAAAGAACAAAGAAGATGGAATGAGAAGACTTTAGAATATCTAACCAAACTTGTAACTCAATATAAAAGAAGAATGTTTATGCCTTATATTAGTTACGCAGAAAGAGGACAAGAGGGCTTGCACAGAATGATGGTCGCTGGCGACTTGTTTGGCTGGGATGAAAAGTTCCCAGTACTCGTCATTACTACTTATGATGAAGAAAGAAAGAGAAGAGAAGACAAAATTAAAGAAGAATACACAATAAGAAAAATGTTTAGGGACGCCGTCGACAGATATAGATATGAGTACGAGGATGAGGAGTAGCTTAGGGAGAAAATAATGGATTATATTTCCGACTACTATTCTCCAAAGGAGTTTGAGTTTTATGACCCATTTACCTTTATTATGTGGTATCATAAAAACGATAAGGAGTATAGCGGTTATGACACTTGCCTTACATTTGTAGTAGCCAACAAGGGAGAGGATGAAGTTGGAGAGGACAACTTCTCTGTTGAAGTTAATGCAAATGGCATAACATTTTGGGATGAAGAAGAACAAGAAGAGGCCGATACTGATGATGATTTAAATTTCGATGAAGTAGATTGGGACAGCCCTTATTGGGATGATGTAGACCTCAATGACCCAAACCTTGATATTGATGCTTTATTAAAGAAAGTGGGAAAGAGTGCCCCCTAATAATATTTGACATTTTATATGATTTTAATATAACATAATAATGAAAGGTGGTGGCAATTAGAGGCTATGTATTCAATAGATTTTCCTGATATGTTTAGTAGCGCTAAGACTAACTTACTACTTGACAAAGAGGCAACATTGAATAACCTTTAGTTGCTTCTCCTCTCCGATAGATGGTCTTTATTGGGTGACCCTTATTATGGAGCAAGTTTCAAGAAGGCTATCTTCGAACAAAACAATGTCATTCTTAGAGATTTAATAGTAGATGAAATATATACAGTTATCTTATTATTTATGCCACAAGTAAAAGTGGAGAGAAGAGATATTAAAGTAAGGTCAGATAAACAATATCTGTATGCTGATATAGAAGCATTATATAAGCCAGACAATACAATTAATCTCTATACATTAGTAATGACAACAAACGATGCAATTGCTTAAGAGGAGCGTAGTAATAAATGGCAGAAAGATTTAAAGCAGATAATATATCTTATACAAACAAGGACTTCAATGCTATCTATGCAGAGTTGCTCGATATGGGTGATGCACTCTCTGCGAAGTGGAAGCCTTCTGCTACCAATGAAAGCGACCCCGGCATTGTGTTGATTAAAGAGAATGCCGTTATTGGTGACAAGTTAAGTTATAATGCAGACAAGAATATATTGGAAGCATTCCCCTCCTCTGTAACACAAGAGGGAGTTGCAAGACAATTATTTGAAGAGCAACTTGCTTGTCCACCTAATTGGTACAGAGCCGCTTCTGGTGTTATCAATTTTAGATATGTTGGTGATAGCGCAAGAGAAGATGACCTTGAAGATTCTAATACCACAATTCCACAGTGGACGACAGTGCAAGACGAAGACTCCACTGTGACTTATACTATTATTGACCACGACAAAGTTTTGGCTTTTGATGGTACATTTAATAGTGAGGGTTATCGTGTATTGCAAGGAACTCCCAACTCCTATGTTTTTGGTATTAGCACAACCCTTACAATTGGCAACCTTGATGATAAGAGAAGATTATATTTTCAAGAATATAATGTTGCTCAAAATGGTGTATTTGTTGCCAATGTTGATGATAAATATAATTACTGGAAGCAAGTAACTCTCTTATCTACACAAGACTATGGCAGTAAAGTATATAAGTTTGGTGTTGACAAAAACAATAGATGCTATGTTGAATTCCCGTCTTGGGCTGGTGACATCTTTGAGAGTGGCATTTGTATTGACTATATCACCACTAATGGTGTTGATGGCAACGTTGCTAATAATGTGTTGTCGAAGTTTGCAAATGATGTTACAGTAACTCCTATGCTTGATGGAGAAGCATTAGAGGATGTAACTCTTACTTCCCTTAACATTTCAATGCAAAATCCATATGCCATTGTTAATGGTAAGAACCCAGATACTATTCAAGAAATGTATGCCAACTTTGAAAAGACAATGGGTACATTTAATACTCTGGTCACCATTAGAGATTACAACAATGCTTTAAAAGACAGCGAAGTTGTTGGCAATGGTTTTGTATGTGATAGAACAAATGATTTATAGAGATGCTATTCCATTATCCATACTGATGATGAATACACAAGAAGATTACACAAGATAGAAGAGGAAGGTGGAGTATCTCCCATTTCTGCTTATGACCTTAAACTCTATTTAATTCAGCCTACCAATATTGCTCAAACCGCTCAATCATATAAAGATAGTTTTAAGTTTGTTGACAACTTTGATGACAAAACTTTTACTGATGGAGAAGTTTTCGAAGAGGCTAAAAGTGCATTGGTTGGACAAACAGTAGAAGAGTTTGAAGAGAACAAATGTATTTCCCAAGACTTTGTTGGGGTAGAAAGATATAAGCCTTTATTCTTCAAGAATAAATATCCTATCAATTGTAGCATTATTCCTATTGCCAGATTAAGCGACAAAGAAATAGTAGAAGTAAAGAGAAATGTTGTTCTTGCTCTCTATGAAAAGTTTAATGGCAGTCAAGTAAAGTTTGGAGAAGAGATAGATTATGATGATGTATATAATACTATCTTAAATGCTGATAGCAGAATTAGTGCTATTCACTTACAAGACATCAACTACACTACTTATGCAGTGTATAGGGGAAGCCAAATAGAGCACGGTGTAGTTGTAAAGGATAAATATATTGAAGTGCCAGTAGGTAGGCTTTTCCAACCGTCTTGGAATAATTTTACTGTTGAAGAGGCTATTGAACAAGGTGGCAAGTTATATGCTGGTGTTTATAACCCTAACACAAAGCAATTCACAACAACGGACGGAGAGGAGAAATCTTCTATTGGCGGTTGGGACGAGCTCGTTAATTTAGCCAATGCAAATGCAAGAGACAAATACATTGGGTGCGTTATCATTCCGCAGACGCAGTTGCTCCCCATTGACCATTATGATGGCAGGGTGTCCACCGATTCTTTTGAAGATAATATGCATCGCTATCCTTGGGGCACAGAGTTTGCTACTGACATTTATGCCAAGTCTATCCTCAATGGCAACACTCCTTTGATTAAAAAGGATACGACTTTTGCAAGGAGTATTAACCAAAAGTACGAAGACTTCTCTGGTGCTAGTGATGTCTACTATTTGACTACTGACGCAGAAATGACTCTCAACCAAAATGGTGCATATAGAGTTAGGAAGAATGAGAACGTTCAAATCTTTTCCCCAAGTTATACCACAAAAAGAACATTTACATTTGGGTATAAACTTCAATATTTATTAAGCCACACTATTCCAGCAAATACTGATTATAGATTACAAAGTGGAGAAGAGATATTAGTCATTGGTCGTCCTTCTGATAGTGAAAAATATCGTTGGTATTATTACAAAGAGGGAGACATTATCAAGACTAATAAGACACTGCTCGCAGACCACGGTGCAGTACCAAATTGGGCAAGTGCAGACCATACAACAGAATACAATATTTCTGCTGGTGAGAAATGCGGCCCGTGGCTTGGTGGTCTTTTAGGGGCAAGCAGTAGCAATAGGAGCGGAATTATCTCTGATACATTAAATCTTTTGTACCCCAATAATGACCCTCTCAAGATTAAATATCAATCTACTACATACAACCCAGATGGTGCTGGCTCTTCTCCGTCTCTTACAACTGTTGCTCAATTTGTTCAACTTCTTCAATTTAGCCAAGACTCTTTAATGGTAAATGATACACTTGAAGAGAGAGAACAAATCAAAGTTAAATTAGATAATCAATTTAATTACTTTTGGATTCTTAACAACTTTGTTCCAGATGCAACCTCTTCAACTGGTTACTCTTGCACATTATTTGAGCAAGGAGAAAGTGAATATACTCTTAACAATGATGAGTACTTTATTTATAGCAATCAAGATGGAAGTGCATTTTATCAGCTTGGCGCTGGCACAAAGATAACAAGAGATATAAGTGTTTGGTCGGATGAGTGGTCTTGTGAAAAGGTAGACATTATTGACTACTTCAATCAAACTGACAAAGAGAGAGCAAGTTATTGGAAGACCATTGCAAAGAATTGTGTGATGACTGCTTATGAACAAACCATTTATTCCTTTGGAGAAAATGTGATTGTTCAAATTGTAAACAGTCAAGGCGGTACTGTTATTAGTTCAATAACTAATGTTCCACAAGAGTTGCCAGACAATGTAGTAGTTAATTATCAAGAGACTCCAAACGGGGCAACGCAAACTTTGATTTTGCCAAGTGGCGGTCAAGAGATTAGCAATACAGTAAGAAGTGCTTTACAGTTGGTTTGCACAGATAATGTAGCACAAGAATTGAAGTATGGTGCAGAGGATGGTTGGGCTGGAAGTTGCAACCAGAAAATAATCATTTCGAATAATCCCAATAACCCATCTGCTCAAACATCTACCATTTCTTCTGCAAGTGGCGTTGTCAAAGTTTTGGCAAGCAGAGATTGTAACTATGAAGGCTCTGGTGTTAATGTGCAAGCAATAGATGCATTTAACAATCGCACTCCTTTGCAGTTATATCCTTACTCAGAAGCAACAGAGAGTGGCGCAGAAAACTATACACTCAACTCAAAGGGTGGAGTCGACTTTGTGCTTGACTCCAATAATAGTGCTACAATTACAACTTGCTTGCAAGAGGGCGAATACTTAATGCCCTTCAAATTTGTAACTTCTGATGATACCCAAACAATGGCTGTGAATGACTTAACAGACTTGTATGGAGTTGGAACTTTTGAGCCCAACAAGCAATATCACATTAAGTTATCCATCGAGGATGCTGATGATATTACATTTACATTTGCTAAGACACAATCTGGTGAAGTACATTGCCACATTGGAGAATTGATTAAATACACAATGCCAGATGGCTTAAAGGGAAGTGGAGATTAGACAAGTGCAGAGTGGTATGTTGTATTGCATAGAATGCACGAATTAGACCCAAATGATGAGTTTGATTTTGATTATGCAATTCCTAACTCTGACTTGATTGAGAATCCACTTGACCCAATTGAGTTTAACAACCCTAAACACATTATGAATCAATTTACTATTTGTGAAATTGATTTAGATGCTATGGGAGATAATTTAGATACAATTAGAATTTTAAATAATGTAAGGTAAGTTAAATCTTTTTGAAAGGACTTGGAGTATATGAATATGATTCAAATGCATAATAATGTGCCCGACATCTATAATACATCAAGGGACTTTCAATTGTTAGAAAGACTGTATGATTTAACTTTCAATGGGAGTGCTTTTGATTCTTATACAATAGAGGACATTACAAGCACAGAAAATATAAGAACTTGTTTATTGTCTTTGCTTGCAAAGAAGTTAGGCTTTTTTACCAATCAATCTTTTAATGATGATGAGTTGAGAAAGACATTACAAGCATTCCCATACTTACTTAAAAACAAAGGCACAAAAAAGGCAATCGAAGAGGCTGTAAATGTTTTTGCAGATATTAAGCAAATTAAATCTGCTCCCATTGTTCGTATATACACAAAGAGTGAAACAGATGCCTATACAGTAACAGTATTGCTTGATGTAGAAAAAGTAGACACAACATTATTAGAAGAGATATTCAAATATATTCTTCCAGTTGGTTGGCTCTACAAAATACTCTTTGTAAAAGACTTTACAAAAAACCCTGCCTATATGAGTACTGGAAACTTATGGCAATCTCTTGATTTGAAGCAGAGTGCAGTTGTGTTGAGCAGTGATGGCACAAGTTATGATTCGAAGTATGATTTTGTGCAGACTGCTGATATAAGGAATAGTGATATACAAAACTCTTATGTGCAGAACATTATAATAGGTGCATATGACAATGGTTATGTGCAAGGCTCTGATAATGAAAGCCCGTCATACTTAATAGAGGATGGAGATTTAAATGATTGATAATTTACAATACACTCTAATGAAATACTTAATGGATGGCAGTGAAAAGCGTGGTGGCTTCCTCAATTATTTTGATATAGGCTATCTTAGTGGGGGCACTTGGGAGTCAGTATTGATAAGCCCTTTGCCAATTAAAGCCAAGAGATTTGTAAATTCAGATGATGGCTCTAAGATTGAGTTTGAGGGCAATATACCACCATCAGCATTACTGATTAGTGAGTACCCCGGAGAGAGTTTTTTCATTAGAGTATTAGATGGAGCAAATGATACAGAGCCGATTGCAGAAGTAGAGATGAATTCACGAGTAGAAGAATACTTTCAATCTCATTTAAGTGCTACCACAGAGATTATGATAATGTGGCAATTATCTCTTTCTTCTAATGTGGAAAGATAATAAGGGGGAATTATTATGAGCAGTACAATATTAAGTGATAAGATAGTAGTTTTCCCAGCAACTCAAAGGTCTAATGATTATTGGCAAAGTGCACGCATCATTACAGAAGAGGCTATCACAAGGCAATATAGACAATTATACAATGGTGGTAATTTTGTTATAACTGATATCCCAGATGAAACTGTTATTGGAGACAATCAAGAATTTGAGTTTCTTATCAATGGCTACTATGTTAAAATAAAAGACCTTAAAACATTATTGGCTAATATGGACTCAGCCTCTTCCGATGTCTATGCAATAATTAATGTGGTGAGCCTAAATGGCTTTGCACAGTTAAGTGGTGAAGATGTTGAAGGAGATTATCAAGGAGTAGCATTTGATGTTTCTTCTGGTGGAGACTTTTCTTTGAATTTACTTCACTTCACAAAGAGCGGTTCTACATATACATTAAATAGAATAAATAGTAGACCTACAATAGATGGTGGAAATGATGATGGAGAGGAATCTCCATACACCTCATTTACATTTAATTCAATTGCTACACAAGTTGCAAGTGGCACATTTGAATATGGCACCAGCAAGGCAGTTACATATGTTACCCCTAATTTTACAAGTGGGAGCGATGCAATAACATCTACCAAGATAGGCACAACTTCTGGTGGGTCTAATTTATACAATGGTGGGAGTGCTACTAGTGGAAGTGCCATTGCGCTTACAACTCCGCTTTCTATGAATGGTGAGACAAATACTACAGTCTATTGTACCTTAAGTGATGGTACGACAACGACAACGAGAAGCACAGCGTTTAAGTTTCCTAAATATACTTATTATGGGGCTTTCCTTGCATCCTCTTCCGCAAAGCCTACAAAGAATGATTTAACTGGTGTAGCAACCATTCCTACTAATGGAGTTTAGATAACCACATCTCTGCTACAAAACATTTTCTTTGTATCTCCTACACAAATTCCCAATGCCAAAATACAACAATAGGTTGATGGGCAATGGACAGATTCTGGTCTTGGTGGAACAGTAGAAGAGACTGCGAATTTTACCACATCTACAAATAAGACTTTGCTCTATTATTATTATCATACAGGACAAACATTGTTAAACACAACTGCCCGTTTTAGAATAATAAGTGGTTGATTTAAAAGCGAAAGAGGGATAATCTATGTATTTACCAAGCAATCAAATAGAAGTGTTCCCATCTGTATTGAGAGATGATTAGCATCAAGTTGAGTCAAGATTTATTGATGTTGAAGATGTAAAGAGATTTCATAAATTTACTTTTGGCGGAGAAAACATTGTACTTTCTACTCTTGAAGAAGTAAATGCCAACAATTATAACGGCACATTGGAGTTTTTTATAAATGGGTGCTATGTAAAGGTGCTTGAAACAGAGAGCCTCTTGTCATTATACGATGGACACTCTTCTGCACAGATTTATGCAGAGATTCTTGTGGATGATGTGGATGGGATTGTTGGGAGAGATGAGAATGACAAGTATTTGGGCGTAAGATTCGTCGCAGTTGTAGGGGCTAAACCTTATGCTCCGCCACAGGGCTACAATTCTTTGTTGATAGGAGGAGTTATATTTTTTAGCGACCCAACCAAAATAAGATTTGTTTCATTAAACAACCAAGTAGTAATTGATGGAGGAGATAGATAATGAATCCTAAAATTAAATTAAGAAGAAGCACAAACGCCGTCGGCAAAAAGATTGATGCTGGAGAGCCTATGTTTGATTTACAATCTGGCAAGTTATACATTAGCAAGGCTGACAATAAAACCATTGGCACAGATGCAGAAGTAGTCGAAATTGGCAATGGTGGTGGCAGTGAAATACCAGATAATATTGAATGTGTGTCTGTAACCACAACCCCATCTGGCAGTGGTAGCAAGAGTGGTAAGATTGTGTTAAACAATGCTGGCGAGGTATCGACTATAACTCTTGATGGAAACACTGGAAACATTTCTGCGAAAAATATTTCTGCAAACGGAGGGGATGTCACAGTATCTAGGTCTGGAGTCAATGGTGGGCATTTAAATGCCGGTTGGGTTTCTGCTGAGTTCCAAACGTCTTCTCAAGCATCATACTCCAATAATCTTTATAGCAATCCTGATGGTGGGACTATTTATGTTCGAGACGATATAACAATAGATAGCGATGAGACACTTAGGGCTGACAACATTTTTCCCACCACTGCCAACAACCAAATTAAACTTGGCAAAGCGATTGTCGAATTGGTAGACGCCACATCGGCAGGGCTTGAAGTAAAATATGGTTCTTATGGAGATACTAAAATTAAGGCTGGCTCAATAGAAACTGGACGCATTAGCACATCTGACACCATTACTTCTGGCAGTCAAATAAATGCGAATGGCGGAGTGAGCATTCCAAGTGGCAAAACCCTAACTAACAATGGTTCTTCTACATTTAATGGCTCATCTTCGTTTAATGGGACTGCTAATTTTGCAAACACAACCACATTTACTGGTACTACTAATTTAAATGGTACTACCAATTTTAATGGTGGGTTAAGTGTGAATAGTTTAACTACAACTGGCGATGTAACTGTAAATGGCAAGGTAACTGCTAGTGGCGGCTTTTTTTCTAATGGACAAATTACCCCATTGCTTTCTACAACTATGCCAACTGACTTTAATGATGTCAAGGTCGGCCCGAAAATATATGTTGGATATGTTGGACAAGGTACAATTTAGAATGCTCCAGCAGACGCAGGCTTTGCTGTATTGGAAGTCTTTAGTCAAGGGAGTTATACATTCCAAAGGTACACAGTTTCTACTAGCACCACATCTAAGGTGTGGCACAGACTGGCAATGACTACAGGCGCGGTAACTCAGTGGGGAAATTGGATAGTAATTCACGAATAATTTTCTACTTGACATAACAATTAAAATGTTATATACTATATGTGCATAAGCAAAATTATGCACATATATTTTTTTTAGGAGGAATAAAAGATGTACACAATTGATAACTGGACAGAAGACAGAAAAATGGTTTTAATCTCTATGAACGACAACTTCGCCCTCTACTATGATTTTGATGATGAAGTATTTTATTTTATCGAGTTAGAGGATTATGAGAATTTAGCCGATGCAGATTTCTCTATCATATTTGATGCTCCAAAAGGAACAGAAGAATATGATGAGCTTTATGATATGCATAAAGAATTTTTAGAAAATTTTTAAAAAAACTGTTGACAAACATATTTTTATTTGATATAATCTATCTGTGGTCGAAAGACTGCGAGATTATCTTCAAAGGAGAGAAGACAAAATGACATCCGAAGAATTAAGAGCAAAGTACGAAGCGGCAGTAGAAAAGGTAGAGAAGAGAAAGAACATTATCATCAAGGCTTGCAAAAAGGCTGGCGTTAATGCTGATGATGTTTTCAATGCCTACTATGCTTTTGTTACTAACTACAAGGCTGATTACCTTAGAGAAAAAGATGCAAGAGCACTTCTCGATGGTATAGTTGATGATTCTGGCAAGTATTATGACGACCCAGAAACCCAAATCCTCGAAAGTCTTCCCAAACTCTATGATGTAGAGAAAGTTGCCTATAACTGGAAAGTAAAGCTTGATGCTCAAATCAACAAGGAGAGCGTTGAGAAGATTCCTGCTATTTGGGACTTCCTCACAGAGTGGGAGAACAAGGCAAGAGACTGGTATCTCGAGAATGCAGAATATTATGTTAAACTCTTAAATGAGTTCCAAGACATTGTCGTAAAGTTTCTTAGTGAAAGAGATTATAAGAATCTTTCTCGCGAAGAAAAGGTGGCAGTTGCAAATGAGTTTAATACATATATGAAATCGATGTATGGTATTAAGCATAGACATAGGTTCGGTACTGTCAATGGGGAAGATTATGCTGGTGGTAAGGTTGACGCCCTTACCAAAGAGTTGGCTTGGGTATCATTTGTCAAAGACGGTGGAACAGACAGCTATGACTATCTTGCTTATGACAGCAACTTTAATGTTAGATATGGTCATTATGTGCTTAAAGGGTTTGATATTGAGAAGCTTAATAAGATTCTTGCAAGAGAGAAAGAGAGCAAATATTTTGACCTCTGCAATAGAATAAGTGAAGTAGTTGGAGAGATTACAGACGCGAGAGGGTTGAGCATTGGCAACCGCCACGGAGAATTAAATGGTGTTGTTGATGGCACAAAAGGCAGTGCAAGAATTGAAACCATTGGAGCCGGTGGTTATAACATCCAGTGCTTCCACTATAGGGTGCTTGTACACAAGATTAGATAAGGCTTTTAATTATGAAAGATAAAATTGCTAAATGCATAACAATTGATATTGTAGAAGACAACAGACAACAAATTATTGTTAACGGCATCCCTCAAATAGCGAAGGTTGCTGTTGGCAAATGTCCTGCTTGTGATAAGGTCTTAATGAACTTTGGAAGTGGGATAATAGATTTATATAGTACATTAAAATTCTGCAATGATAATCAAGAGGGGCTTAAAAATCAAATGTCCTATTGTTCTCATTGTGGACAAAAATTAGACTATCCAATATTAATAGAAGGAGAGAATTAAAAATGAGAAAAGATATTTATAAAGTAGTTGCAAAACATTTTGATTATAGAGGAACTGATTCGTTCTTCGATGTTGTTGATGACCTCGTTGAAAGAGTAGACATTGAAGACTGGAAAGATGATGATTACGATGCAGTTTGGAAGGCAATTGATGAGGGTCTTATTTATACAAGAGACCAGTGGGTTGTTCTGGAACATTATTGCACCCCAACTGATGCTGACTTTGATGATGCAGTTGGAGAGCTTGCATCGGATATAAGCAATATCCTTTCCGACATTTACGAGCAGGGAATTTAATTAGTTAAAAATGTTAATCAAGAATATTGTACAAGAAGACTTTGTTAATTATAAAAAGCCTTCAATGTTCATAGCGTTTCCTTTCTGTTCATTTAAGTGTGAGAGGGAGTGTGGCATTAAATGTTGCCAGAACTCCCCTCTTGCACAAATGCCAAACATTGAGGTTAGTATTGATACCATCGTAGAAGCCTATTTAAATAGTGATATAACAAAGGCTATTGTCTTTGGAGGGTTAGAACCCTTTGACAGCTTCGACGATGTATATGCCTTAATTAAAGCGCTTAGAGAAAGGACAAATGACGAGGCGATTATCTTTACCGGTTATTACAAAGAAGAGATAGCACAGCAAATAATATTGTTAAGACAATTCCCTAACATTATTATTAAGTATGGGAGATTTATTCCCGGAGACAAGCCGCATAGAGACGAGCTGTTGGGCATAGACCTTGCCAGCCAAAACCAATATGCAGAAAGGATTTAAAGATGAGTCAGTATGTAGATGTTTATTTAAAATATAATGGTGTTTATATAGAGTGTCAACACTTTTGTAGAACCACGGCTCTGTATAGCGCAGTGAGTAATATGCTTCCTTATGGCAAATTAAAACTTATGGAGCATAATGATTTTAATTCAATACTTATTGAGTTACGCAACAATAAAGATAAAGTAAAAATTACTCTCAGGCAACTTGAAAAAACCAAGGCAGAAATTGGCTCTTGGAATAATTCTGTTGAAGAAAAAATGGAAGCATTGGCAGACATTAATAATGATATAACAGAAAATGAAGAATTATTAGAAAGCCTTAAAGGAGCAACTTACTTCATTGAATTTCTTGATGCAATAAGATATAATGAAGAGCCTTGTGAAATCTATATGGGAATTGACGCTGACCCGCCAAGTGAAGAAAAGACAATCGAAGAGGCTGTCGAAGAAGAGTAGGAAGATAATAGATTATCTTTTGATTTAAATATTTGACTTAAATAAATAGTTTGTTATATATTATCAATGTAGTTGAATATGGCTACATTGATTTTTTATATATATAGGAGAAAAGAAGTTATGAAAGCAACTAACCATCCAAGTGATAAGATGACAATTAAAAATAACAATGGTGATTTATTGTTAGAAATAGATGCAGAGGGCGTTCAAAGTATAAAGTTTAAAGATGGTAATGAGATTACTGGAGAAGATATTAGTAGTGCTATTGGCAAGGCCGGCAACCTCCCGGCGACTACCAGCGCTGACGCAGGAAAGGCACTTGTTGTTGATGAAGAGGGTAAGATTGTCACGGGAGAAGCAGGCGGCGGCTCGTCAGGGTACAGTATAGAGTACGTACAGATTGCTGACGACCAAACTATCAATTTAGACCCTGAATATCCGACCGTTTATGTGGTTGCATTAAATAGCAGTTATGAAAATATACCACAGTATAAGATTAATGTCTTACGTGTAGTTGTCGGTGACAATACTTACGATTTAGTGGTTAATAATACCAACAACCCGGAAAGCGGTTATTCCTTTGATTCGTACGATTTAACCGTTCCCGTTTCCCTTGATAGTAATACTGATATTACTATGGCATCGATTTATGAGAGTAATCTTGAATTAACCACGAATTCTGAAAATCCCACGGCATCGTTCAACCACGTAAAAGTATTCGCAGGGGTTATTACATTGAATAAGGAATTTACAGCGGCCGTACGTCAGGCGATGTCAGTGGCCAAGTAACCGCGAAGCGGATTGAAAAAAGAAAAAATCTAAAGGGGGATAACAAATGCTCCCGAACAAAGAGACGCGCGCTCTAACAAACAAGAAAAACACAAAAAGGAGTGATGTCCTATGGAACAACAATATGATTATACACAAAGACAAGCATTATTATCACCACCAGATGTAAGAGATTACAAAGGCGTTGCTTGTGTAACAGAACAACAGCTTCCTAAAACTTTTGAATTAACCAAAAGAGGAGATATTAAATCCCAAGGTAGCACGGGTTCTTGTGTCGCTCATTCTCTTGCCGCAGTTGCAGAATATTTTAACATACAAGAGACTGGCAAGTATGAGGCAATGAGTACTGGCTATATTTATGGCAATAGAAGAAACACCACTTGGAAAGGTGTTGGTATGTATGTTAATACTGCTCTTGCTTCTTTAAGGCATTATGGCACTACAAAGGCAAGTGACTGGAACAATAACTATGAAGTACCAAAAGCCATTGAGTTGTTCGAAGCAGATTGTGCTAAATACCAACAGCAAGCCTATGAGAATAGAATTACCCAGTATTATAGATTGTATGATGTTGCTTCTATGAAAGCGGCTTTATATCAAGGACATCCAATTGTATTTGTATTAGTTTTTAGAACTGGTATGGAGATTAAAGATGGTGTTTGGCTTGTTGATGAAAAATCTGCAAAGACTGGTGGTTCTCACTGTATGTGGATTTATGGCTGGGATGAAAGAGGTTGGAAAGTTGCCAACAGTTGGGGAACTCGTTGGGGAGTTAATGGTACAGTTATTCTTCCTTTTGAAACTAAACTCTCAGAGGTGTGGGGGGTTTGTGATACTTACAATAGTGAGAAGTTGAATAGCGAAATCATTCTCTTAAAGAATACTTTGATTAATTTAAGAAAAGAATTAAATGGTTTCTATATTACTGACGGCCCAACTCTTACAGAAGAGCATAAAAAGAAAGTACAACAAATTGAGACAAAAATGAATGCTATTGAGGCAAAGATTAAGCAACTGCAAGATGGTTATTTGGAAGTAAAGAAACCATTTAAAAATGTAGATTGGCTTGCAACTGCTCTTAATGCAATTATTCAACTGTTCTGGAATATCTTTAATAAAAATAAATAAAGGAGTTTTATGATATGAGAGTATATAATTTCCCAAGTGATGAGATACATATCAAGAATAATAAAGGAGAAGAACTTGCTAAAATTGGCCCAGATGGAGTTGAAATTGAGGGTGGCTCGATGGGGGGGGGCGTACACGCCCTCGAAGAAAAGGTCTTTTTTGATGGAGTGGCAGTTGCGCAAGAGTGCCCGCCAGCCCCATATGATGGGTTCCCGCCATTGATGATTTTGGGCGATAAGCCGTTGGATGGCTCAATAAAAGCTATTGATGCGGAATTTGATGGGGCTCATATTGTTGCAAATAGAGAGTTAGGGAGGTTTGGTTTTGAGTGGACGTCGCAAGACGAGAATGCTCCAATTGCATTTGTCAACGTTCCAATATATGGTGATGAACACACTCTTTTTTCTAGGACACTTGAGTATAGCCAAGGAGAATCGATTGATGTTAGTGAAGATTTTAATAATCTCGTAGATAATTATGATTTGGGGACTGTTGTAGTAAAAATCAATGGACAAATTGCTCAAATGGGAGATTTGGACACCACATCATTTTATATCTCAAACGCTTAGGTTGTTCAAAGTGCGAAAGATGATACTATGTGGTTTTTTGATGCTAACGAAACTGGAGAATACACCATAGAGGCAATTGTCCCAAGCACAAAACAAATATTTGCCGCCGTCAAAAAACCTGTGGAGATTGGAGAGTCTCATTCAATTAAAATTTCTTATGTCACGCAAGACCCTAAATTTGCTGAGGGCTCAACATTTGTTGCGGATTCATTGGGGTTAATAAGAGTCCTTTATAACAAAAATATAAATGAGGAGGCAGACCAAGGAGCTCCCAAATTGGCTATTGAGTCAAGCTCCATCGTATAGATAACGGGTCTCAACTCCGTTCAACCCTCCAATGCAATACACATATTTTTAAATGGGGCTCCAATGGGATGGGACGATGGTCAATGGGTTGTCCTTCATAGCGATGGCAAATGGTACCGTGTAGTGCCGAACACCAATTGGGAGTTTGGCACATTAGATGGGTCTCCAATAGAAAATGATGAATTAAATCTTTTAATTATTGAAGTTGCTCCGGTGCCTTTGCCAAAAATGAGCAGTAATGCGACGTACACATTGAAGGCGGTTTACCAAAATGGATATGCGCAAATTCAGTGGGTATTCAGCTAATATGTATTAAACCCAGCAAGAAGAGGAGCATTAAATTGCTCCTCTTTTTCATCATCAATATCTATAATATCCACTCTCAACCTTTTCTCTTTCTACCTGTCTTTTTAAAAAGCATTCATCGCACAATACCAACCCATTGCTTGTATGAAACTTGCATACTCTTCTTGCACTCTCTTTATTGTGGACAACTTCTCCGTTTGCTGAATCTCCAGTATGCACAACATCCATAGCCCCACAATCATCACACTCAAATGCATATTCAAAGCATCGCATAACCATTAGTCCCATTTGAACACCTCCTACATTTAATTTGTTTTAAATCATATCTTTCAATACCAACTTCTTTATAAAAGATATTATATCCCTCAAAGATAAAAAGCCTATTGCATATATCACATCTCTTGGGCAAGAAAGCAAAACTGTCATTATACGTTATTGTCATTCTTATTCCTCCATCTCCGCCCCGCAATTGGGACAATAGTTTGATGGGTCTCCCATTCGCAAAACGCCACAACACGAACATTGCAAACATACATCTGAAATAGGATAATCTATCCATCTGCCTTTCTTTTGTTCTGCTTTAGCATCCTCATAACCCTTTTCGTACTGTCCACGGTCATACTTTAATGCTTTGATTAATTCATCTTTATCTACTTTAATGTCAACTTGTTCAACTGCTTTATATATTTCATCTTCAAGGCTAAATTGAATCCCCTTGTTAATTAGTGTTATTGGACTTTCATACATCTTTTGTTTCCTCCATCTTTGTGCCGCAGTTGGGACAGTATTTAAGTCCCTTAGCCCAACTATCATAATGCAGTCCACATTCAGAGCAATAGCAGTTACCCTCTTTGTCCATTTCCCATTTACCAATCCTTTGCTCTGGTTGGCTTAATGCTTCAATTGCCATATCGACTGCCACCTCTATATCGTCTGGTAAATTGCTCCCATAGTTTGCTTCATAATATAGCCAGTTTATCTTTTTGGCCGCCTCTTCTCTTGTCATTGCTTCTCCCTCTTCTCCCTTTTTACCTTTGCATTCCAATCTAACTTTTGTCCACAGTATTTACAATAATTGCAGTCAAGCACATCGCATCCACAAGAGGGACACTTGCATATATATTCGTTTACTGGTTGAATAACTCTTTGTGGCTCTTGTTTCTTTAAAGCTTCAATTACTATATCAAGTATTTTACTCGATTCTTCTCTTGCCATCACTCTTTCTCCTTGCCTCTTGGCGCCCTCTCCCAACTTAACTTTTGTCCACAATGCTGACAAAAGTTAAAAATTTCATAGCCGCCACAAGTTGGACATTTCCACGTATGCTTTGTATTTTCTTTTACAGGAACAAGTTCTGGTTTTTTAGGTATCTGTTTTTCTAAAGCCTCTATCGCCAAATCATATGCAGATGCTGTATTATCATAATCTACATATTCATCAAGATATTTGTTCTTTAGTTGTGTTAGTTTTCTAATCGCCTCTTCTTTTGTCATTTCAATGCTTCCTCCATTCTGCTATAATTGCCAATGCCCCGAGACCAAGGACACACCCACAGACAATAGCTAGGAAGAGTTCTATGCCAACTATCACCTTTAAGCTTTCTATTGCACTAATCAGCCTCTCTGCAAGTTCTTCCGTCATTTCTTCTCCTTTGCACTACATATTGGGCAATCATTTTCACAGAGCATATACGTCCCTTCACTTAACCATAAACTTCCATATTCTTTTGTTCTTACTTCTATCCCAATATCACCCTCGTACCATTCTTCGACAGTTAGACACATATCTGGGCCGTCATATACAAAAATATGAACCTTTGTAAAAGTGAAATTTCCAAACCCAATGTTATGATTGCCACAAGCTCCAAGAACTACCATCATAAATATGATAATTAGAATGACAAACCACTTAAACGCTACATATTTCTTTTTCATTGCTTTATCCCTTCCTCCCAATATTTGCAGAAGAAGTCGGGCTCAACATAACTCCCCAACACGAGGCTATTCTGGTAATTGCAAACATATTTATTTTCAACTATTTCTTCACACCACTTGCAATTCGCACAATGCCCAATAATAGGTTGCAATAGTGCTTCAATAGCCAAGCGCAAAGCTTCTTTATCGCACGAAGTGTCGCAATTACACACCACATCTATCAGATACTCAGTAGCTTCTTCTCTTGTCATTTTAAATCCCCCACTTATTTCTTGCTTCATCTAATAGCATTGCCATCTGCCTTACCCTTTTTATTCCTTCGTATGAAAGAAGTATTTCATACGGCCTATTGTACTCGCTCATTTCTTCATTCCAACATACAGCTATCATATCCAAGTGAATCCCATAATATTGTATTGAATAAAGTGAGAGGGTGCGACAATCTACTGTAACTTCATCTGGATTTGCAAAGTCAATATGTGCAAGCATTTGTTTTCTTATTTTTTCTTTGATTTCTGCAATTTGTTTTTCTCTTTCATCGTAAGTTTGCCGCCACTCATCTACAGACATTATTGGGGGATTTTTAGGGTCTAACATCATTTCATCAATGTCTTGTTCCCATTTATTCATTGAAGTATCATCAGCATCTATCGGTTTCATTATTCTCTATCTCCTATTGATTCATTAGATTTTTTAGATTTGGCAATCTGTTTCCGAAGTTCCTCAACCTCGCTTTCAAGGTCTTCAAATTTATTCGCAACTAGTACTACTCCGAACCCCATAACACAAGCGCAGAACATACATAAAATAGCTCTTAAGGTCGGGTAGCTCTGAAAGCATACAAAACTTGCTACATAGCCTATTACACCAGCAACTATAACATACAATCTATAAGCCATTATTCTTCCTCCATTCTTGCCCCACTGTGAGGGACAAGAGTATTGTAACACAATTTTTAGGTAATGTCAACTATAATTTTTAATTTTTTTATGAATATTGCCACTGCTTTGTTGGCTTCATTCTTCCTTTTCCATTTCTGCGCCGCAATGCGGGCAATATCTACAATCCCAAGCTTGAGTTAAAGCGGACTGCCATTGTTCTTTTATTTGCCCATCTAATACAAACTCATAAGGTTCAAAATTCCCGCAACGTGAGCAGATGTAGCGTCTCCACTTTTCGTCGCACACAGGCAACCATTGCCCCTTCGGTCTCTCCTTGAGTGCTTTGATAGCCATATTAATCGCCGTAATGTCTTCGTACACAACCATCTTCTGCAAACAGCTAATTGCTTCTTCGTTTGTCATCTTTCGCCTCCGTCTTCGTATCGCTCTTTGGGCTTCCAAAAAATGGTTGGTTGGATTTGCACTATTGCCTTGCACATATCTTCTATGAGTTGCTCTTCTACGCCCCTTGGTGTATCTAAATAAGGGAATGGCAACCGGCTTTCTACACCTCGTCTTTCATCGCGTAATTCATATTCACCAATGCCATCGTCTATCCACACAGAGAGTGTCAATCTATATTTCTTGCTTGGAATGCGTTCTTCTCTTTCAGCTTCTCTTTTCAACGCCTCGACAGCCATCTTTTGCGCTTGGGCGGCAAGGCTTTCATCTGCGACATCCATATTAAGGATTTCAATTGCTTCCTTTTTCGTCATCGTTTTCACTCCTCCCATTCTTTTTCTCTTTGGCTAATCCACTCTTCCCATTCTTGCAAACAACCTTGTGCATTAAATCCAATCTCGTGCATTGACTGTTCGGGTCTCCCAATATATTGTCTTGCAAGCAATACACGGTCTAAACACCAGTCACATATGTCTACGACTGTTTTAAAATTCTCATAAACTTGTGAATCATAATTTGTTTCGCCTACGGGCTCAGTTGAGCCAACTAATGCATCAAGTAATTTAATTATTTCATCGGAATTTAATTTTGCCATAGATTTTAATTTCTCCATTTTTATCCCCATTTTACAAGTTGGAAAGAATGCCCGGATTCTTCGTAATACTTTTCACAAACTGCTTTAATAAGTAAAATAGCCATATCAATAGCAATATTGTCAGCAATTATATTGTTTTCATAAATTAATCTATATCTCTGCTCTTCCATTTCTTATTCCTCCCACGATTGCGGTAACACTGTCCAAGAAATTGCTTCTTCATATGGCTCTGGCAAAGGCATCCACGCAACAGGTCTGTCTTCGTCTTCTTCATCATACATACCAAGCTCAAACTGTGACGCAAAATGATAGGTGTAAAAATCTATATTCCCCGATGCGTCACAAATAAGAACCTCTTCTCCATCACGAGGCAATGGTGGCAAACACATATATCCATCATCGCTCTTGCACTCGCATCCGAATATCACTTCTGACCATCTTTTTACCTCTTCTTCATTCAAGGGCCTTGTTTTTATAGGATTCCACTTCCCTTTTCCCCGCTCAGGCCGTGCAGATGGCAAATTAAGAATTACTCGTCTGTCGATGTCATTCATATTTTGGACGAAAATTTTATGCTCTATCCAATCTCCAACATCTAAATCATTTGATTCTTGGAATTGTTTTTCAGTCTTTGCCTCATATTCGTACAATGCTTGCCATAGTGCGTTAATCGCCGCCTGCCTGCTAATTAAATCAACCATTGTTTTCACCCCATAAAACTGCTTTTACTTTCCTTTCAATCTCGTCAACAATGGGGACGAGCGGCTTTGCTTTTATTTCGGGCTCTTCGTCCAACTCTTGACAAATCCGCTTCTCTCTACCCATTGCGGCTAAAAATATACATTTCTCATCATAGGTTAATGTCGGAGCCTCCGGCTCTTGTAATGCTTCAAGTACCATATAAAGAGCAATTTCATTCTCTCTCCCCAAATAGTAATTACAAGCGTTGTCGCATAAAAACTTTACTTTCTCAATTGCTTCTTCCTTTGTCATTTCTCTATCTCCTGTGTTAAGTCCTTTTTAACAATATCTGCGATTTTGGCATATCTTCGCCTATCATCTCGTTCGCATAGCAGAGGCATATCTATAACCCTTTCTATGATTTCCATTTTCGCAAGTGCTTCGATAGCCATATCGACCGCTTCTCTCCACTCTTTATAACAACTAGCCGGGTAGCCTGCGATTAAAAAGTCCATTGCTTCTTCTCTTGTCATTATAATCTTCCTTCCATCTCTGCGCCGCAGTGCGGGCAATACTTATAGGTTTCACGAAGTTTAGTCGTACAACCACATTCTGAGCATACTGGGATTGTGTCAAAGAATCCATACGGGTCGGGCACATCCAACCACTTTCCTTTCTTTTTCTCTGGTTCTCGCAACGCTTCAATAGCCATCTCTACTGCTTCCGATTCTTTATCTGTTAAGTAGTCTTGATTGTAAACGCCCCAAAGCTCTGTTAAAATCTCTTTCGCTTCTTCTCTTGTCATTTCTCGACCTCCATTTCCGCTCCGCAGTTGGGGCAAAATTTCCATTTGCCAGTATTATTAAGAAACACTTCATTACAGACCGAACACCGCACCTTGCTATAGCCCGCAATCGGTTTTCCTATCCACTTGCCTTTCTTCCGCTCCGGTTCTTGCAATGCCTTAACTGCCATTTTGTTCGCTTTTGCTTCTTCTTCGGTTAGGCAATCCTCAAAATCGCTGCCCCACAGTCCGATTATAATCTTTATAGCCTCTTCTCTTGTCATTGTTCCTTCTCCATTTTTACAATGTCTTCATCTGGATATTTTATAGAAAACTCTACAGCCTTTGAGTTTTGTTCACGAAGTTTGTCGATAAAATAATACGCCTCATCAAATGAATATACAGTAATAAATGCGAGTGTTCTCCGCTTAGAATCAAAGGCAAATACTTCATAGTGTGAACAAGTCATCATTTTTTCTCCTTATATGGCTTGGGCAGTGGCATCCAAGCAACCACGTTTTCCATATCATCGTATTCACAAAAATAACACCCATATTCATCTTCCGCAAAAGTATCAATCCTTATATCGCCATTTCGCAGACAAATAAGAACATTCTGCCCATCATCGGGAAGTTGTGATGTATATATGATTGCTTCGTCATCCAAGAGTTTATACCCACGCAGCTCTTCCCACTCTTTGCGCTCGTCCTCATCCATAGGTCTTGATTTAATCGGTATCCATTCACTCATTTTTCTTCCTCCACTCGCTTAATGCCTAATACGACAAAATCCTCTCTTAACCCCCATCCTGACAACACATATGTAATTTCGTATACTTTAGTGTTCAAGGGATGGTCTATCCAGCCGATATCGTCTACTACCGTAAAAACTATTTGGTCGCCCTTGTTATACCCTCGGTCATTGTACCGAACTTCGAATGTTTTCTCTCCATTAAGGACGGCGTCCGCAAATTGGTCTCTTATTTTCAAGTTGTGTGTCATTTTTCTTCCTCCCCCATCCTTGCAAGATTTGTACGATGCGTCTTCAAGTTCAATTTCTTCAAATTTAAGTATAGTATAGTGACATTCTTTGAGATAATTAGTGCTCCCGCAACACCCGGTGTTACTATAGCAGGTCTCTTCTTCGTTGAGTTCCCACGCTATATCCTCAACATAGCGGTCTCCAGTTACCCAGCGATGGTTTGCTTTGTCGAATGCTTCCAAAAGTTTCTTCGCCCTTTCTTCTGTGTTGCAGTGTATTGCGAGCTTATTTTTGCTTTCAAAAAATTCTTTAATTGTCATTTCCTTCTTCCCCCGTTGAATGTTCAATCACTGAACAACCCGTCTCATCTGCAACAGTAATTCGGTAATCTGATGCTTCAAATATATAAGGACGGTACAATATATCTTGCTCTAAGTCTTTTGCAATATCGTCAATAGGACGAAATGGTAGTCCCTCTATGTCTGGGATATGATACTCAATAGTTACCCGAATCATTATTCTTCTCCCCATCTACTGTCAAATATAGCTGTGCACAATTATTGCCGAGCGACTGTCTTAAGTGTAATAGTATAATGTTGCTCACAATTTTGCCGACAATATCATATTCGTCCTCTTCATCCATCGCGTCAATGTCTTCATATGTGAGCGTATGAACCAATGTATCATACACATATATTCTTATTGTGCAAGTATCATCATCCTCATCCACTCTTACCGTGTTATCTTTCAAAGAGTTTAAAAACTTACGAGATTTTTCGTTCATATTGCTCTGCTCCTTTCTTTGTTTGCTTCATATTCTTTGCACTTTGTACTTTCTAATAAGATAAGTGTTTTATGTACTCCGTAAGCGATATAGAATGCGGTCTCACCATCCATATGTGATATCTGTTCATAACTGAACCGATAAAACATATAATTGATTTTTGGTAAGATAATCTCGATTAGACCCCTGCTTGTGTCATTTCTGATATAAACCTCTATATCCTTAAAAGTGCGTATAAAACTATCAACTGTCATATTGCCTCCTTTAATTCTATGCCTTTTCCAAGACACACCGCTATTATACATCAATTTGATTTACTTGTCAAGCACTTTTTTTAAAGAAAAGCATTATAAATCAAATATTTTAATGCCCAAGACTCTTTGATGGAGCCATCATTAATACCATTGAAAACCTTTTCGCACAATCCCATCAATTTCATATAGTATGCAGAGTTGGTGGCCTTTGTCTTTTCTCTTGCTTTTCTATATAGATTAAATGTAATAACTGATGGGGAATCTTTTACCAAAGTTGAATACTGCCAAGCATTTTCGTTTCTGGCAATTATCATATCTATTAGCTCAAACAGATTACCCTCTCTATAATCTACAAAATTGTAAAAGGAAATATCTTTCCCCATTTTGCTCAATGTGCACAACTGCTCCAAAGTATTGATAACAACCCCAAAATCATTATTGCTCTTTTCAATAAGGGCAAGCAATTCCTCTTGTGGTATGACAACATTATTAGAAGCACAAACCTTAACTGCATACTCAAACAGATGCTTTGTGTCTTGCTTGTTGAACACCACTACATTGTTTTTAAAAGCATTGAGAGAATTCTTTTTCTCATTATAATTTTCAAGCATAACAATGGAGTATTTGCCAGTGTCTTTTAATGCTTGCAAAAGTGCTTGGTGCTTTTCATTTAATCCCTTTGAGCCATCCATCTGAACCACATACATACAATCGTCGGAGAGCACCATAGAAGCGTCATAAACCGCTTCTTCAAGAGTGGGGTAGTAGTTTACTGGTTGCCCCACTAACCTCGCTATTTGTGCCTTATAAACGAATGCTTGGTAGGGGTCATTGTCTATGAAGATAAGGAAGTTAGGGACTTCTTTTCTATATATCATTTGTTTGAGTTCTGCTGGAAGCATTTCAACGAATCCCCCTAAATAAAAAGGTCAAGATGGTAAGTGTCAAAGTCACTGTTAGTGCAAAGAACTCTATATCTACCACTATTATTTTTCCTCCCACTCAACTTCAACATTTGGGTCATCTAAAAACTCGTATATAGTATCTCTCACATTTTTTAAATCGTAGTACTTTCCCTTGAAGTCATCTTCGTCTATTCCAGAGACGATGTCGTCTACCAAGTCAACGGCATCGTGCAGAAGTTCATATTCTTTTCCTGTTAATTTAACTACTGTTGTTTTCGCTATTTCCATTTTAATTGCCTCCTATTTTTTATCGCTTGTTTTTTATCGCTTGCTTTTTGTAAAAAACAAGCCGAAAAAAGCAAGCCGAAAAATCCTTATTCTCCCTCGTGCATTACTCTCCAAATCCCAATAATCATTTTGTCCATAGTCATCTGCTCATTGAATTTGAAGCCCTCATTAATCTTAGCATTTGCCTCATTAACTACTTTGAGTATTTTAAAATACTTGTCACTATCCACAGAGCTAATGTCGGCTTCTGCAATAGCCTTGTACATTGCCTCGACAAAGTCTTTTGCTGTTCTCTCATCTCCTAATACTTTATCTGAAATATTCAAGACATTGCCAGCTCTTGCTTTTCCAATGTTGTCTAAAACAAACTTTGCATATTCATCAATATCCATTATAGTTCTCCTGCTACAATTAGTTTAAGCATTGCCTTTGCATTGCTATTATTTACATCTTTTCTATATGTGATAAGTCTGCCCACAAGTCTGTAAAGAGCATTCCTATCATTGCAATTGTCCATTACTTCATTAGGCAAGTCAACAAGAGTTGAGTTCTTTGTTGTTGCATAAACCAGACAATCCATAATCATATCTGTGAATGCGTCATAGAATTGTACCATATTTACTCCCCTCTTGTCAACCTCTTCTATACGAAAATATACATCATTTGCTATTTTATTCTTGATGCCAAGGAAGAGGCTGGTGAGTGCGGCTTGCTCGACAAGCCCAAAGATTGTATCGACATTGTATGTGGTTACTTCTCCACACTGTTCCATTACTTGCTGAAGATACTTAATGGCATCTCTCATATGCCCATCAGCAAGCATTGCAAGTCTCTTTAATGCTTCTTCTTCGACATTGACAATGCCTTCTTTGTTGGCAATATAAAAAAGCCTCTTCACAACATCTCTTGTATCTATCTTCCCAAAGTCAAATCTCTGCACTCTTGAAAGAATTGTGCGAGGAAGTTTCTGTGGGTCTGTGGTGCAGAAAATAAAGATACAGTTCTCTGGCGGTTCTTCAATAAGTTTCAATGCCGCATTCCAAGCCGCAGTAGAGAGCATATGGCACTCGTCAACGATGTACAGCTTGTAGTCACAATCAAGGGATTTCTGCTGTGCATCTTCTATAAGTGCTCTTATATTATCAACACCATTATTGGAAGCGCCATCTATCTCAATGGCAGACCCCTCTGTCTTATTTATTTCATTTGATATAATTCTTGCCATAGTCGTCTTGCCACAACCAAAAGCGCCAGTAAACAAGTATGCACTCTTCCAAGTATGTGATTCAATCTGCTTCTTTAAGATAGCAACAATGTTGTCTTGCCCAACAACATCTTCAAATTTTTTAGGTCTGTATTTAAGTGTAAGGTTTTCGCTCATTTTGTACAATCCTTTATAATTTCGTTATACAAATCAATGTCATTCTTTTTGAGCCAATCTTCCGGGTAGCAAACTGCGTTCCAGAGGGTTCTTTTTGTTCTACCGTTGAAGTCATAAAATGCTTCGTCATCTTCAACTGCCCAATGCCCTTCAATGGGGAAGTACACCTTCTTCAAGTGTGGGAATCTCCAACACAGTATCATTGCAAAGTAATAGCAATTGCCCTCTGTCCAGTGGCAGTCAACATCAAATCTTCTTTTAATAAATTCTTCTATCTCGTTCATATATTTATCACAACACAACTCTTTTTCGGGCACCAACCTTGCCAAGTCTTCTCATAGTTTTCATCGTGCAAATCAAATCTGTACATACCATTTGTCTCTTGCACAATACTACCATACATAGTGGCAAAGGGTGGTGCTATATTGTTATTCCATTTTTCGTGTAAGTCAAAGCCATCGTATGGGTGGATAATGTAATCCGAGAAGACTACCTTGACTTCTTTGGGGGTGGAAGTGTTTCGCTTAAAGACAATCTTTTCAAAGCCACCAAGAGAAGAGTTATTTGATGTTATCTCAAACTCAATTCCCTTGGCTTTAATATCTGTAAGTTGTCTTATAAGAGATTCTTTAAACATTACTTATTCTCTTCTGCCTTCTCATCATCAAGTGCCCACTTGATTGCATACCTAAGCATATTAGCAAGATGACCTACATTGAAGTCATCAGAACCCTTGAGGTCATCATTGGGGGTGGAGTAGTAGATTGCCTCAATCTCATCATCTGTGAGTTTGAAGAATCTATTGGCGATAACCACACTGGTAAAGTTGTTGTTGATATGGTGTTCAAACTTCTCCTTGACCTTGTAGTCCAAAACCTGAATCCACTGTCCATTAGCATCCTTAACATTCCTATAGTACTGTTCATACCTATTGATTTTGTAAAGGTCGTGAAGAAGTGCAACCTTGATAATGGACTTCTTGGAGATAGAGGCATCGAAATCCTCGCCATACTCCATTTTAACAACCTTAATGAGTCTTTGGAGAACATTGATTGAGTGTCCAGCCCAACCACCTACTGTGCTCATTGTGTGCTTAATGGAAGAGGGCGCTACGCTTGCATCAGTAGTGTCGAGCCAAGCAATAAACTCATCGGCCTCTTCACCAAGGTATGCTTTCATTGTGTTCTTGTAAATATCGTAATTAGCCATTAGTCTGTTCCTCCTTGTTTTTTCTTGCTCCCTTTTTAATAGACCAAGTTCTCTTCTTTCTCTTAACATCTGCCGGGTCAATGCGGTGCTGTGTAAAGGTGGGCACCAGCATTATCTCATACTGACCATTAATAACTCCCTCTGGGTTAAGGTCGAGGAGATAGCAGATTCTTTCGAGGTTTTTTGTAACCCTCTTGAAGCCAATCTGTCCCTCTTCAATCTTGCGGTAAGCAGAGAGGCTCATCCCAACTTCCTTAACGAAGTCTGTCTGCCTCGGGCAAACCTGCATTCTCTTTGTCTTGATAATCTCGTGCGGATACATTTTTTATTCCCTCCATTAGTTGTCTTAATATGCCTTTTTCAAGGCACGTTGCTATTATACATCAATTAAAATGGTTTGTCAACACCCTTTTTAGGATTTGCCAACTTTTTTCACTCTTAAAATATATTTTTCTTTCCCCCAAGCACTTGTTGGGAGCGTTGGTACTTCAACCTTATCACAAGCGTGGGCAGGGCTTGTTGCCATTACAACGCTTGAACTTACAAACTCTTCGTGCTCTCCACCCTTGTCTTTAATTCTTTTGTGGACATCAACCACATAAGCGTCAAGAGTAATGCACAATTCCTCGCTCCCCTTTGCTTTGATTTCATTGAGAGCAATCCTTGTATCAATACCTTTTCTGGCAATTCTAAGAGCAGTCATATAATCTCTATCATTGTAGGATGATACTCTGTTATAATTGTCTTGGTAGACTGTCTCCCCATTGTATTTGTATACCGCATCATTCCCACATCTCTCTATTTCAATGTTTCCACCCTCTTTGAGTATTTCGGTTACATAAGACTGGAGAGCATTTTTTATTGAAACCACATTGCCAATAAGCTCTTCTATATCAACTGTTTTCATTTTGCAATTCCCTTTCTGCTTTTGCGGTTTTCGACCCTATCGGGTATAAAATGCACAAATATAATTGGCACTACACCCGATAGGGTATAATTTAAATGCTTTCAGGATTTTTGTCTACAAAAAGAACTTTATTGTCTTTTAGATTGCGAAGAGTTATAATGGTGTTATCATAATCAGCTCTATACTTTGTTGCCGACATAAAGAACTTCCTTGCTTCTACCTTACTCGAAAAGTAATACTTGTCATTTAAGTTCCAGTCGTAAAAGTGCACCACATACTTTTCCTTTTTCCCGTGGGTATAATTAAATGTCATTTTGCTTCTCCTTCCTCTGCATAGTAGTAAAACATTACTGCGGTACGATAAGCAAGATATGTAATATAGTACAACGCCGTCTCTGTCATATCCCTTATATCTCCGTACGTCAGCGTACAGTAGTGATGGCCATAAATTGTTATTCGGTCATTTTCCATATCATAGGCGACGTGCTTTCTAAAATCAACCGTGTCACCCTGTGCCCAGCTATCGAGCTCATTGTTAAATGCAACATTAAATTCTTCTTTAGTCATTGTCTGTTCCTCCCTTTATTATTTCTTCCCCAACGCTTTAATGGCCATATTTAATGCTTCAAAATTTTCTCCATCAGCACTCATAGCCATTTCCTGCAAATGCTTGATTGCTTCCTTTGAGGTCATTGCCTTCTTCTTCTCTTCTTTTTCTCCCTCTGTCCAGTAGCCATATACTGCTCTATCAGTTTCATTGCCATAAATCTCTTTATAGCAATCTGCACTGTTGTAGGTGTCATAAATAACTCCGTCCTTTACATTGACCAAATGCTTGGAGATGGAAACAATAATGTTCCCAGAGGGGAGTTCGTTCTCATTGAAGTGCATCTGCACTCCCTTGCCTACTCCACAAGTGGAGTGCCAAACCCAACCAAGACTTGCAATGTACTTCTTGAGCACTGACTTGTTGATGCCATTTCTAGCACTGCTGGAACTGCGCCACTTGCTCTTGCACTCCTTCTGCATAGCAGAGAGGTCATCATAGACCTTTTTGTAGTCGAGACCAGTTGCATTGCAGATAGCCCTTGTAACACAATCTCCAACATTCTTGGCTTTAAAGTACTTACTTCTTCCGCCATCACTATAGACAAACTTCATAGTTGCTTCCTCTCTGCTGTTTTTTCACGAGGTATCGCCCCTCATCTTTCTCTACCATTATACAACTTCAAGAAATGTCTGTCAAGTGATATTTTTAACCAAACCCCCTAAAAAGTTGTAATTTTTTAACCAACTTTATAGGGGGAAAGATTGAGAAGTTTATTCTATGTGGCTTATTCTGTTTTCATCTTTAACTACTGTAATCATATTGTCATAAGGAATATCTATATCATTATGATGTGTTACAATGAATATGGAATTGATGTCTTGTAGCCTTAAAGAGATTGTTTTGACCAATGCTTCTGCGCCAGAAGAATCCAAGAAGTCAAATATCTCATCAAATACAATTATATTGCAGGAGAATCCCATAAGAGCACAAAGCATATCTCTAATGGCAAGCTGAATGATGATGTCAACCTTTTGTCTTTCTCCACCAGACAACAACTCATAAGCCTTGCCGTCATAGAGAATATCAATGTTATTAGCAGACAACTCAAACTTGATATTGGTTGTGCCGAAAATGTCATTACAGTAAACCTCGGCTCTTTTGCCAATATAGCCTATAATACCTTCAAGGAGATAGCCTCTAAAGTCTCTTTTGACAAGAGTCTCCATTTTAGTGACAATGCCTTTTCTCTCATTAAGAATATCTAATGTATTTGAAAGGGTTTTTGTCTCGGCAGTAGTCTGGGCTATTTGTTCCTCTTGCTCTTTTATCTTTTGTTCCAACTCTGCAATTCTGCTTACTCTATTGGCTTGTGCCTCTTCGAGACGAGCAATCTGTGCAACTGTATTATTGAGACAGCCCATCTTTTCATTTAACTGTGTTTCCAAGTTAGCAATGTTATTGTCAATGTTGGTGATGAGTTTTCTGATTTCATTTCTTACTTCATTCAAATGGTCATTATATGCAGACTCTTGTTCTTTAATGAAATCATTGATTTTTAACCCCTCACTTGTTATTCGATTAAACTCTGCTTTGAGAGCATCATATTCTTTGTGCAAGTCAGTGGTATCAATCTTGACCACATTAGGAATTTTCTGTCCACAAGTAGGGCACACATCTACAACTCCATCAAGCATTTCATACTGCTTTTTAATATTGGTTGCTTGTGCACAAATGGCAGAACCTTTCTCTCTATAGTCTTGCAGTGTTTGCCTTGCCGCCTTAATGTCAGGTCTTTCTTCAAAGTCATTAGACGACATTGCTTCCAGCAATAATTCATTTTGTTTATTTCTGGCAACCTTGCTCAAAGAGATAGTTTCTTTGGTTTCTTCAATTTGCTTTTCAAGAGCTTCTTTGGCTTCTCTTGCTTCCTTGAGGGGAGTATCAGCACTTTTCCTCAATTCTACGACCTCATTATAACACTTTTCCTTATAATCCTCACACATTATAGTGGTGGTTTCAAGGCGCATTATAGAGTTCTGTATATCTCTTATCTGCTTCTCAAGTTCGTCTTTTCTGTTGGCAATTCTACTCTTGACATCTTCAATCATAAAATCACTTTTAGAAAGACCCTCTAATATTTCCTTTCTCTTTGCTGGTGTGTTATTAGAAAATCTAAAAGGCATACCCTGCCCAAGCAAGACAACATTGCCAAGCAATTGAGCATCAACATCTGTGAAGATTTCACTAAAAATCTTTTCACTATCCCTAATGCCTTTGCCAGAAACATCTTGGTCATTGACAAAGATTTTAAGATTAGTCCCATACTTGCTATGATTCTTTGTGCGAATAATCTTTACTGCATCATTGCCATAAGCAAACTCGCACTCGACCAAAGCACCATCATTACCAAAAAGGTTGGTGACATCTTTTGCACCTCTTGATGTTTCTCCTGTCAATGCCCAAAGAATAGCATCGTGAATAGTGGATTTGCCAGAGCCATTGCTTGTGGCATTGTCAAATGGACAGTTGTTAATCCCCTTGACAAGCACATAGCCCTTGTTGTCTAATTCAACTTCAGCCTCTCCCATAGAAAGGAAGTTAGATATTTTAACTCTTTTAAATGTGATGTCCATTATTCTTCTCCGTCTTCATCGTCCCAATCTTGATAATGGATTAAATAAGAAATGCCAATTATAATAAATAATATAATGTCAAGCGCAACTCTTATAATAAGCGGTGCAAACACTACTATCCAAGATGCCTCTATCACTCCACTCAACTTCATTACTAAGAGCATAAATGAAATTGCTATGGCAAAAAGAAATGGATGCTTGAAAGCTGTCGCCATATTAACTAATGATTCTTTGCTCATACTCTACAAATTCCCTCTACTTCCTCTTTGATTAAGTCACTCACTCCAATCTTTTCAAACACACACTGTCTGAATTTTTCAAAGTGGTCAACGTGCATTATATCACCTTTCTCTTCTTCTTGCAACTCCTCTTTTCGCATAACCAACTTATAGATTTTGCCTTCAAGCAAATCCTTTGCAGTTTCATACTGCTTGTCATCAATAGAGGCGGTTATAACTGCGTTGCGCTTCATACTCTCTACGAGCTTGCACAACTCTTCGTTTTTCTTGCCAGAGAATTCTACTTTGTAGAAATTGTAGGCATAAGGGTTTTCTATCAACTCATATTGAAGAGTTTTTGTGTCGAGTATCATTACATTGTGAGAATATCTAAAAGCATCTTCTCCAAAGTTCTGCCCAGTAAGATTGCCAAGATTGATTAAGTTGCCAGTTCTCTCTCCATTATGAAGATGCCCATTGATAAACAAGTCACAACATCTATTAATCTCTTCCAAGTCAAAGCCCTTTTGAGATACTGTTGCTCCATATCTAATTCCCTTAACATCATTGTGAGAAAACACTAACACCTTATTGTTGTCTCTTTTAATATTGAGAGTTTCTGGGTTTATTGTATAAGGGAAGATATACAAATTAAGCTCATCAATGGGGACAAAGAGTGGGTCTCTTACAATGTTAAAGCCCACATCTTCCAAGACTTCAACGCTTGAATATCTTGCATTGCCATCTTCAATCTCGTGGTTGCCCACAAGAAATGTATGGGGAAGTTTTGCCCATTCGATTTCATTGAGCGCACTGATTTCCTCTGCATTAAGAGTCGGCTTGTCAAAGAAGTCTCCAAGACAGAAGATTGCATCACAGCCTCTTTCTTCTGCAACACCCTCTGCCCAATTAACGCTCTTGATTAGGTTTTCAAGCCTTGCAGAATATCTTTTCCCTCTGCCTCTAACAATAGAGGAATATGTAGACCAGTGTACATCTGTGTATATAAGCAACTTACTCAAGCAGTAACACCCCCATAATGTTTGGACATTTCATTGATAAGAGAAATAGTTTTTGATGTTGCAAAGTTGCAAAGCTCTTCGGGTGGAAATTCAAGGTCAATATCTTCTCCCAGAAGAATACTCGCAGCGCCCATAAGATAGGTGTAGTAGTCAAAGCAGGTTTTGCGAATCTCCATTGGGGTGGGAGTTCTTTGGAATGACTCCAATTCCATTAAGCACTCTTTTGCAAATACCTTGTGTGCTCTCTTTTCAAAATCTATCAGTTGTCTTAAAATCATCGCTTGTTACCTCCTTGAGATGATTACAAGCAACATTATAAATCATTTAATCTTCCTTGTCAACATCTTTTTCGTCATTTTCTTCACTTTTCTCAAAATATTCTTCAAGATACTCAATCATCTTGTCATCTTCGATAAAAAAGATATCTCCGTGTTTTGCCCATACTTCTCCAAATGTATTGGAAATAAATTGTCCAAATCTCCAGTCTGGCACATTCTCCCACACCTTTGCAAGCCTGTTACAAAAAATCTTAATTCTTTTAGGGTCTCTCATAATTCTTCTCCTTTTCAATTTAACATATTCTTATTCTTCATATATTCAAATATCAAAACCTTGCTGTCATAGTTGTCGATACTATATTCTGGCACTTTGACGTTTCCAAGTCTTTGTTCTTTATAGTTGCACCCAATAAGTGATGGGTCGACATTAGAATAGACTATCTTTTCTATGCCAGCATTTATGCAAGCACCATAGCACATAGGGCAAAGTTCGGCTGTGGCATAGATTGTGCTTCCAGCAATATTGTTTGCTCCCAAAAACTTCTGTGCATTATCAATGGCTTGCAAAACGCTGTGGCTTGTTACTCTGGGGCTGGCAATTGTCTTGTCTTGCCCTCTGCCTATTATTTGGTCATTCTTTACGACAACCGCTCCAAAGGGAAGCCCACAACCTTTTTCAATTGATTTCTTTCCCTCTCTTACTGCGGCTTTCATAAAAAAGATATCATCTCTTGGTACTGTTGAACCATTTGTCCTTGCCATCTTTAACTCCTTTTAAATTTCATATCATATATACCAAAAGTGGCACACTTGGTATTATTGTCCTGTAATGCCATTATCTTTGATGTGACATTCTCATCATTGGTCTTAATATAAATCTCATAAGTAAAACCATCTTTTTCGATTTCATATTTTTCAAATTTCATATTAATCAACTCCATATATTCTTTTTAGATTGGATGGGTGTCTCAATTTTCTCAGCCCACTACTTTCGATTTGCCTAATCCTCTCTTTAGTCAGTCGGAAGTCTCTGCCTATGGTGTCAAGAGTTTGAGCATTTTTCCCTATACCATATCTGCATTCAATAACTGCCTTTTCTCTGGAAGACAATATGTCAAAAGTGCCAACGATATTTTCATAAGCAACTTGCCTTGCCACAGCGTCCATAGTGTAGTCTGCCCCAATGCACATTTCAGATATCTCTGTCACATCTGTTCTGTTTGGAATGTGTGAGTTTGTGCCATCCTCATCGTCTCCTACTGGTGCATCTAATTCTACAACAGACCTATTGTATTGCACAAGAGTTTTGACTCTATCAAGACTCTCGCCCATACTTTTGGCTATCTCTTCTTCTGTTGGGGCTCTTCCATATTGCTGTTGCAATTCATAAAATGCCTTTTTGAAATTACACAACTTATTGTAAATGTACATTGGGAGCTTAACAACTTGCCCACAATTAGCCATAGTGGTTCTCAAATATAATCTAATCCACCAGAAAGCATAAGTGCCAAATTTAATGCCTCTTCTATAATCATATTTGTCACAAGCAACCATCAGCCCCATTGCACCATCTTGTACCAAGTCTTCTAACTCAACCCCCTTGCCAAGATATTTGTGAGCCATAGAAATAACAAGCCACATATTGCAAGCAATCATTTGTTCTTTGGCTTCTTCATCTCCAGCCTCTATTCTTTTAGCAAGTTCAACATTTTCTTCGGCAGTCAAAGATGGGTAGTGTTTTAAATCTCTTAACAATGCACTGATGCCACTCCCATCGTCGACAACTTCTGCCTCGCCTATTCTTTTGGGAGCAACTGTATCATTGTCAACAACTTTGATGTTTTTGGTAGTCAGTTCTTCGACAAGTCTATCTGCAACATCACTGTCAAACCCATCGAAGAGGCTGTATATTTCATCAATAGAGATTTTGCCCTCTCTCTTCCCTTTTTCCAATAAGTCTTCATAAATCTCTTTTTCTATCTACTTGTAGTCCATTTTAATTCTCCTTTCTCTCGTCGTCAATAATGGCATTTGCCAAGTCGCCTTTCATTTCAATAATCTCTTGCACTCTTTCATCATAAGTGTTCTTTGTGATGAGAGTATAAATAATTACTGGCTTCTTTTGCCCTATTCTATATATTCTATCACACGCTTGTTGGAAATCACTGTCAGTCCAAGGAGTGTCAATGAATATCATATAAGAAGCAGAAGTTAATGTTATGCCAGTTCCACATTTTTGCCAAGTGCCTATAAAGACTTTATTTGTATCTGTGGTTTGGAATTGATTAACATTGTAAGAGAACAAGGCATCTTGCATATCCCCAGTGCCAATTAAAGGAGAATATTTAGACAGCCTCTTCTCCATTTCATATACTGTATCTTTAAAGTTAGAAAAGATTACAACTTTATCTCCTTGGGAGACAATGCCTTCCACCATTTCCTCGCACCTATCCAACTTGGCACTCTTACTAACAGTAGATGATAGCATAGATGGGCAAGAGGTAATCTGCCTCAATCTCATATTTATAGTTATCTCTTCTATTATTGTTGGCTTGTGGTCGAGTTTATCTAATTCATCTAACACAGATTCTTGCACTTTTCCATACAAATCTGACTGCTCTTTTGACATTTCTACATATTCGAGCAAATAATTCTTTGGTGGCAAATCCAACATTTGCTCTTTTGTTCTTCTTAATGCACAGACACCAAGAATCTCTTTGAGCATTTCAAGATTTTTATGCCCCATAATTTCTACGTTATTATAGCCACCATAAATGTTGTAAAGAGATTTAAATTGCCCATAGGTCGAAGAAGTGTTGCCAGTCCATTTAAGAGGCACATAGCAATCTTCTGGGTGGCTGGTGACAATAGTTCCAGTAAGCCCAATCTTTCTCTTTGCCTTTAACTTCATAAGAGTTTTTGCAGATTTACTTGTAGGAGTTTTACAAGTATGTATCTCATCAAAGACAATCATATCAAACTTGTATTTCGATTTAGTGTATGCTTTTGCAAAATCTGAGTTCTGCAATGTCTCCACATTTGTGATGACGAATAATTCATCTCCACCATTTTTTAGTTCATCTAATCTATCTGCAATAGTGGCATAAGTTTCTCTGCCCTTACTACTAACTCTTCTTCCCAATATACGGAAAGACTCATCGCTATTCTTTGTAATTTCACTTGCCCAATTATACCGCAAAGAAGCAATGCCACACACAACAAGACAATGCTTTACTTCTTTCATCTTTTTAAGCATCACAACTAAATCGATAATTGTTTTTGTTTTGCCAAGTCCCATATCATCAAGCAACAACCAACCATCGTGATTAAGGCCATATTCTATTGCTTTAATTTGGTGGTCATAAGGCTTGACCTTAAATTTATATCTCTCTGGTATTTTGATGTCTTTATTCTTTGGCTTGGCTATATTGTTAATCAAAGTCACATCATCATATTGGGATAATGTGCTTATCAAAATCTCTATCTTTGTGGTGGGCAGTTCTATGGTTTTGGTATTCTTGTCATAGTATGCACACTCCATATTTGATATAAGAGCATAGGCTGGTTGCGATAATGCACCAGCCTTTACATATAGAGAATATCTGCTTGCTATTTTATTTGATTGGTCAAGCGTGATTTCAAACATTAATAAATCCTCTCATTGAATCCATTGTCTCAATTGCAAGAGATGTGAGCTCATCCATAGTCGCTTCATCAATGTGCCTAAACTTCCACAGCCACTCAATTTTGCTTGTGAGCATAGGGATTGTTGCTCCAACATATCCGCCATACCTCATTCTGTTAAATGAGTCTTTAATCCACTCTACTTGCTTTCTCACTGTGCTCTGTTTCATTTTTGCTTCCTCCCCCAATCTTATTTATTCTGCCAAATCTCCAACTTTTCGATAATGGTTTCGAGAGACCTTGCTTCTCTTACCGCCCCAATATCATACAGTTCATACATTGCATTGATTAGCCTTTCCTTTGCGGGGTTGACATCTCCTTTGATTTCTGCTATTCTTTCCATTTTGTCGATTCTGTTCATTGTTTGCTTCCTCCTCCCATCAAATCACAAAAAGTTTGTTGTACTTCTTGTAGTACCAGAACAGGCAATCCCCCAAAAAACTTACACTGTCGAGGGTTTCACCATACTTCTTAGCATCAGCCTCTACCTTGTCACATATGTCTTTGCCAATCTCTCTGGTAGCCTCCTCAAAAAGACCTCTGTCGATAATGATTTGAGCCTCTCTATCCCAGTCGGTATTGTTGATTGTAAGAGTTCTGGACAAAATGTTGTACTTGCCACTGTAAGATAACAAATACTTAAATCCATCAACCTCAATGCTCCAAGTCGTGAAGTAGTGGCCCCAGTCATCTCTGTGCTGTGATGCCTCCATATACTCTCTGCAAACCCGAGCCTGTGCTTCTGAAATAATGCACCGATTGGGGTATTTGGGATTGTACATTTTTGCTTCGAAACTCTGTAAGAAAGTTTCTGTGAACCATTTTAATCCATCTGTCTTTGTCATTTTTTGCTTCCTCCTTTTGTGCTACTTCCAAGCACACACATATTATACTACTTTAAAAATATATTGTCAAGCACTTTTTTTAAAATATTTGATTTTTTAGTGTAATTATTATATATTTTTAGAGAGAGGTGATATAAGGTGCCGTTAAATCCAGACAATAAGGCAAGTTTGCTTACATATCCAACTATGGTTGAGACCCCATTTATTATAGTCACAATAGGAGACTATACTTTTGGCGTAGCCAATAAGCAGAAAATGTCTTATGGGAATTATAAAGTGGATTTCCCAAACTACATAGATAGTATGACCGTTACAAAGATTAATGGCACAGTTAATCAATATGAGTTGAGTATGACATATCAAATCACTCAAAATGATGACCCTAATATGTTTGAAAAAATCTTTTCCTCTGTTTCTAAAACAAGGAAGATTGTTTTCTCCTATGGTGATTGGAGTTATCCCTCTTATATCTATAAAGATGAAGAAGGCATTATTACTAAGATTAATACACAATTTAGTGCAAAGCAAAGTTGTATATCATATCGTATTAGTGCAGTAAGTACTTGTGCATTGTTGACCGCTGTTAGGGCTAATTTCCCAGCAAGGATTGCAAAAGCAAGTGATGTATTAAAAGAACTCATTAATAATGACCAATACAAGATACAAGAGTTATTCCCCGGAATGACAAATGCCAACATTAACAAGTATAATTTAATTCCCGGCGATGATACAGTTGTAGATATACATAGGCAAGTTGGTATGTCTGTAATAGACTATATAAAATATCTTGTCAATTGTATGAAATTCCAAGGAGACACATCTGCTGATGGAGCAAGGAATTATATCTATGTTATCACTATGGATGCCAACAAGCAGACAATGAATGGTGAGTATTTTAAAATCACAAAGATTGGTGTCAACTCTGGTTATCAATATATCAACAATCAAGCAGAGTATGTTATTAATGTTGGCTACCCAGACAAAAAAGGTGTAATGGATTTCAGTGTCGAGCAAGGAGACAACTGGTCTATTCTGTATAATTATAATAAACAAATAGCAGTGCCAAAGCACACTTATTCTATTGATAATAATGGCAACTTAGAAGCTACAGAGACAAACAATCTTACAATGGATTATACATTGTCGAAAGAAGATTCCGCCCAATAGAACTGGTGGTCATAGGTCACTGCTTTCCCGATAAAAGCAACATTAAAGATAAAAGGTCTTATGAGACCTCAGTTACTAATGTCCTACATTAAGGTTAATGTGTTGTTTTATGGACGCAAGCATATTGCAAGTGGTATTTATTCTATACTCAAACAAACTGATGATATTGATTCAAATGGATACAGAACAACTTTGCAATTGCTTAGAATTAAAGGGGACGACGAATAGTAAGGGTGTATTAATCTTTTAAGGGAGAGTTGTTATGGTAAGAAAGGCGATTATCGAACAAGCAGTTTCGCCAACTTCTTATAAAGTTAGAGTGCCTGAAATAGATGGCGTAAAAGGATATGTATTCGGCACTTCATTCGATGACTTACCAATTGCCTATGTATGTGCCCCACCAAATGCAATACCAAATTATCTTGTTGGTGATGTTGTCTATATTGCCTATGAGAGAAATGAAGACCCAGTTATTTTAGGCAAATTAGTAACTACAAAAGAAGATAATACTTATCAAGATGTGGCACTCCACAACTTGTCAGTATACGGCGATGTAAATATCAATGGAGTTAAGAGCAACGACATCACCAACCTCATTGATAGCAGAACAAATATTCAAGCATAGATTGATGAAATAAATACCACTATTGAGGGTGGAGTTGGTACAGAGGTTGTTGCCAACCCAACTCCTTTCGGCCCTGATTATGATATTATTTCAAAGATTAGAATTGATGGGCAAGATTATGTAATTGAGCCATATGCAGAGACTCAATCTGACTGGACAGAAAATGACCCCACAAGCCCATCTTATATTTTGCACAAACCCACTATTAGTGGAGACATAACAGAGGATGGCACTAATCTTGTTACAAGTGGTGGCATTTATGATGCATTGCAAAACAATGCAAAAAATAGTAGCATCTATTATGTGCCCGGAGAAGATTCTGTTGTAAGCGCATCTTATAGGTCAAGTGTTTGGTGTGGAGATAATGATGAAATTCCAGCCCAAACATTAGTCGGTGGAGTGCCCCATTATTATGCTGGTCTTACTATCAATTACAAGATTGATGTAGCCGGCAATGCTTCTTATGGAACTTTATTAAGGCTTAATGGGGAAGATTATGAACACCCAGTGGTTACCAATGTAAACACACACATCGGTACAAGATATGCAGTAGATTGCATTATCACATTAACATATGACCCAGATTATGATTCTTCTACTGTTGGTTCTGGTTAGCTCTACTATATGACTTGTGCAAAAAATGCACTTGGCACTTCTACCACAGACCCAACTGTTGATGGTGCAACTCTTGCTGGGCACACAACCTGGGAAAAAGGTGACGGTGTTCTTTATGGTGGAGCAAAGTATGTTCTTGTCCGCCATCAAAATATTGGAGCAAACTGGGTAAGAGCAAGTAGCACAACAGCGACATATGTTTCATACTTCTTAAAGGGTGCTTGGAAGATTTCTGATTATGACACCAACAATAATACCATTGGTTATCAAATAAGGACGGCCAGCAGTACTCGTCCAGTTTCAACTCAATGTGGAAGATATAGACTCTTGTTCAGTAGTGTTGACAACACTCATTGGGTACCAGCAACTGATTCTAATGCAACAAATGCTACTGCTCAAAGAAGTGTCACGCAAGTACCAATAAACCCATTGGGTGATATAAGGTACTATGGTTACACAACGATACTTCAACCAGAAACAAATGTTTCTACTGCTTATCAGTGGCAACAAATGATATTGAATCTTGGTTATTCATTTAATACTGGTGTAGCATTGTCATTAGAATATCCAGCCCCAGTTTACATTAAATGTGCTCCATAGCAAGATGGCTCTGCCATTATTGATTCTAACTTGCCATATGTGCAAGCACTTCCTAACGAAGAGGATGGGCAATTATACATTTATTTAGGACAAGCCTATTCTGCCACCGATGTCGAACTTGTTTTAAACCATCCAGTCTATTATTACAAAGATGGTGCAATTAGGCAATGGACAAATGACTATGACCCATCACAAACGGAAGATACAATCCCATCTGCATACTGCACTTCAAACTCTGCTGTTGCCAACAAATTGGCCGATTGTACAGATTATCAAATAGCACCCAACTCTTATTTGCATATATTATTTAAATATGGCAATCTGGCACCAAATGCCATTACATTGAATGTTAATGGGCAAGGGGCAAAACCAATTTATATAAATGGACAGCCAAGTTCTTCAACAAACTTTAATATTCCTGCTGGCACATACATTTCATTTTATGAAGTTGCCAAAAATTATAATTTGTTATATAGTTATGGTGTAGGTAGCCTTTGCATTAGAGATGGTGCATATTATAGATGTATTGCTCCAAACAAGGGAGAGTTTAGTGGAGACACAACTGATGCAAGTTGGCTAGAGAAATGGGCTTTAATAAATGACAGTGCAGTTTATCAAATAAGAACTGATGGCATAATGCCCGGCATTTTTGATTGGTATTCCATTTAGGACAGACCAAACATTCCAGTTATAAATGCTATCTTACAACAAGATAGTGATGATTATACATTAGACATATTAGAGATTTAAAAGAGGAGAAATAGATATGGCTTATATTACCAAGATTAATGTAAAGGGCACAACCTATGATATTAAGTCCTCATATGATGACAACACCGCTCATAACTTTGCCGACATATATGACCCAGCCCATTCTGGGGCATATGCAGTCGGAGACCTTGTTGTGTATGATGGGACTTTGTATGAGTGCACAACGCAAACTGCCAACCCACCCGGAGACTTTGATTCTGCAAAGTGGTCAGTGGTAACTGTAGAGGGAGAATTTAAAAGAATACAAACAGCAGTAAGCGACCCCGCTTCTTCTGGCACTGCCACAAGCTTTATTGCTACTGCTTCACAAAATACCCAAGGCGTAATTTCGGTTACAAAGAAAGGACTACCCTTTTCTAGCACGACCCCCGCCGCAGACGGTACTGGTAGCGCTGGTTCTGCAAACACCATTGCAAGAGGAGACCACGTTCACCCAAAGGGTCCGGCTACAACTGCTGATAAGCTCACTACTGCAAGAAAAATAGACGGCGTTGCCTTTGATGGTAGTGCAGATATTATACATTACGCAGAATGTACTACCGCCGCAAATACAGCACTCAAATTATTTTCTGTAACGGGGTTTCCTGCTTCTGCTAATCTTGCCGCTGGTGCAAGAATTGCAGTTAAGTTCACTGCTGGTAATACTGCGGCGGCCATCAAGTTCAATATTGCAGAAGTCGGCGCTACAAAAGATGTTTATTATGATGGAGCCGCCACTACTGCCGCAAATGCGAATTATGCCGCAAATTCAGTTCACGAGTTTGTTTATGATGGTACAAGGTTTAATTATGTTGGCTATTATGGCAAGGGAGATATCTCCGCCGCAATTAATGCTCTTGATTACACTGCAACCGGCCTTGGCACAAATAAAACAATTACTGCATTAACGCAAGTAAATGGTTTAATATCGGCTTCTGCTTCAAATATTGCCAT